TGATAGAGAATCGCCCCTCTATACGGAGTGGGTGATTCGTGATCCTGAAGATCCGATCAACGTGCGTTCACCAGGGCGGATTCGTTCAATTCCCGACCCTCTTTGGCAGTCTGCGCGACCGCAAAGGCCTGTTGCTTCGTAGTGCGGGCCAGTTTCTTCTGATTGGACTTGATGTAGGTGATGAATGCTGCGTTCATTGTCTTGATTCTGTAACTATTTATACAGTATCAGAACGGGAAAAATGCTGTAGTTCGCCGCGTAACACTGCTTTATGGTACTTCTGTACTAGCGCCCCGTGTATTGGCACTTCCAACGACCTAGCCAATACTCCACCCCGAAAAGGGGTGACACCACCCCCAAACGGGGTGACTCCGTCCCACCACAACCACCACCATGCCCACCACCAGTACTCACTCCTCAAGCGAGTTGCATCAGCCGACAGTCTCGCTATCGTACTACGCAGCTGGTCGACACCAGATCATCAGCTTCGCTACCTCCAGCCCTGAGTTCCGCATCGCAATCCAAACTCTGAACGAACAGCGTCGCCCGTTCCGAATCATCTACCACTGAATCAAATGAATGAATCCAACCAACCGTTTGACATGATGAGTGATGAATGGCTCGATGAATTTGAACGGAACTGGGGAATCACTCCCCAAGCTGATAGCACTGATAAAGAACACCAGCGCAGAAACAGCAAAAGAACCACAGATTCAGATCAAGGGGAAAGCTGTCCATCTGGAGAGTGAGTAGAAATACCTACGCCCTTCAGTTTGCCGCTCCTTCCGCTCAATACCTGTAACCCGCGACACATTGTCAACACATCAACACAAACCACCATGATCTTCCAAGTCTTCCGTCACCGTAATCCGGTCCTCGTTGAACAATTCCTCATCAACTCAACAGAAGGGCTCGACCCCAGCAAAATCCTCAGTCCTGATCAAAACCTAACGGCGCAGCAGCTGAAAGCGATGCACACCTTCGCATCGATGCGTCAGGTAGCAGAAGACGCAGATATGTGTTTCGCCGCAACATTCGTTACGCCCTCTGGCCATCACTACACCACTACAAATCTCCCAGGGGTAGCGGAAGCAAACAACATCCTTCAATACCTCCTATCTATACCGTTCGGAGAAGAAGTAACAGAAGGCTGTCTCCGTCTCGTTGAAACAGAGGATGGAGTACAACTTCAAATCGTGGCAGACGCACAATAAGCTACTTGCGAATAATTCTCAACAACCCCTAAAGGTAAAAGAAAAGCATCGCCCTCCTAATGTGAATCAATACATCCCTTTTCACCATGAGCTACAACATCTGGAATGCCATCGCCTATGAAATAACCAACCTACTGATCAACTACGACGCACGTTGGGAGCTGAATCAATGGGTCCGGATGATCCGTAGTCACTGCTTCCCCGACTGGGTCGAATGGAAGACAGAACGAACCATGAAGAATGTCGATCGTCAAATCGAAGACATCCAAGCTATGCAACAACTCGAACACGACAAGAAGTACGTCACCCCGATCATCATCGAACACGAACCAGATGGTTCCAAGGCTCAAGAATTGTTAGGAGGAACACTTCAAATCAAGGCTCCATGGGTTGACGGTAGTCAAAACAAGTAAAGGAAGCTACACTGCAGTGAACCTATACACCTACACAATCCGAATCATGGCTTCGAGCGAATCGATTGAAAAGCATTTCAAGGCCATCCTCGAGAAAATCAACAGCATCATCTACACGCTCGATGATCTCCTAGAGGACCCCATCTTCCTGGACACAATTCACGGCGAACAAGAGCTGAGCCTCGACCTAGCCCTCGAGGTTCTTGACGGTATCGCAACTAAGTTCGAGCCCCAGGTGGAGGTAAAGCCTCAATATCCTCTCGTTGAAGACGATAGTTTCGATGTTGACTGAGAAGCCAGCCGGGGCTAGATAACTTAATCTAAAATGTAGATAATAGATAGCTCTTTACCCTGTGGCATATATTGGTGTCCAACCAAAAGCAGGACAGTATCGTAAGCTTGACGATATTTCCAGTGGGTTTAACGGTGCCACAACAACCTTCACTACGTCGGTTGATGGAGATAACGTAACAGCTCCGGCACCACAACAACTGCTGGTATCTATTGGTGGTGTAATCCAACAACCCAATGTTGATTACGTCACCAATACGAACAGCATTACATTTACAACTGCACCCACTGCTGGATTAAGCTTCTTCGCGATCCTTATGGGTGACGCCGTTAACATCGGTACCCCCAGTGATGGAAGCGTTACAACGGCAAAACTTGTAAATGACAGTGTAACGACTGCGAAATTGGACTCTGCTGGGATCGCACCGATCGTAACCAGCCTTAACGGCGGACCACTGAGTGGCGCTAGGAACCGCATCATCAACGGTGATATGCGGATTGATCAGCGCAATGCTGGGGCGAGTGTTGGCACTGGTTCCGGTCTAGGCGTCTATACCGTTGATCGGTGGGCAGTCAGTTACGCACAGACCAATAAACTTACAGCGCAACAAAGCTCTGTTGCCCCCACAGGATTCAAAAACTCTCTTTTAATAACGTCCTCTTCTTCTTACAGCGTTCTCGCTGGTGATTACTTCTTTCTCCGGCAACACGTTGAAGGATTTAATACTGCTGATTTTGGGTGGGGTGCTGCAGGAGCACAAACGGTTACGTTGTCATTCTGGGTCAGGTCGTCATTAACTGGCACCTTTGGTGGTTCGTTTAGAAATAACAGCACAAACCGAAGCTATCCATTCACTTATACTATTTCTGCTGCAAATACTTGGGAGCAAAAAACTGTCACAGTTGCTGGAGATACTTCCGGTACATGGACAACTGACAACACAAGTGGGATCGAGATTGATTTTGCGCTTGGTGTTGGATCAACATTCAGCGGAACGGCGGGCTCTTGGTCGGGCAGCAATTTTGTTTCTGCCACTGGAGCTACCTCAGTCGTCGGCACCAACGGAGCCACGTTCTATATCACGGGCGTCCAACTCGAAGCCGGAACCGTCGCCACCCCGTTTGAACGCAGGAGCTACGGGCAGGAGCTGGCGTTGTGTCAGAGGTATTACGAACAAGGAGATTACTACATCCGAGCTGGCGTGTCGAACGCAAGTATCGTCACAAGTTACTATACATCGTGTTACTTTATGGTCGAAAAACGTATAGTTCCGACTGTTACCGGGACGAATGATCAAGGCACGTTTGCTGTCCAAAACATACGAACAAACACTGCAGGAGTTGGTCGCAGCGATACTGTTGCAAACGTAAACAACAGCGGTACATTTATTGCAGCTGCGGAGCTTTGATCAATGACTTACCAACTTGTTGAACCTGGACTTATCAAACGACTCGCCGACGACGCCTTCATCCCACTCGCCGAAGGCAACACCGACTACCAGGCGTACCTCGCTTGGCTCGATGAAGGCAACACCCCCTTGCCTGCCCCTGAGCCTGAACCCGCCCCAGTGCTCACCACTGAGCAGAAGCTGAACGCCGCTGGGTTGACCGTGGCGGAACTGAAGGAACTGTTTGGGTTGGCGTAAAATTACCCAAAACCCCTGGTACGACTGGGTCGATCAGTTAACTTAATGTTTGTTAAGTTAATATGTTTCCGGTAATGGAATAGTATGGTCGACTCTGTGGTGTTAAAATAGAAAATAAATTATAGAAAAATGGGTTCTACCGTAAAACGAGAAGGAAAATATCAATATCAGATCGCACCGACTCCAGATAGTCCTTCCAGAATGGCCGGTAACGTTATAACTATGCCAGCGGAGCTTGGGAAGGAGATCGATCCGAGAAACCGTTATCGGACCACGGGGGAAGAATCGTTCAAACAAGAACCGTTAGTGACGGAACAACCATTTGCACAGCCACAACAACCTACTCAGACTCCACAACCTCAAGAAAGACGTAGAACAGGCACCTCGAATGTATCTTGGCATGACTTATTGCGGACGAAAAGTGATAAAGCATTCAGCGCTACGATTATTCAAAATGTTATGGAAGATGGGAACTTGCTCGGCCGAAAGAAAAACAATTAAAGAATACAAAATAAAATCGCTTCACACTATCGACTAAACTGGGTTCCTCTCCAGGGTCTCTTTCGATGGATCCGATCTTCGTTCCCTTCATCGTCCAGGCCGCCTGCCAAATCGGCATAAGGGCAGGCGTCTGCCTGGGCGAACCACAAGTTCAACGAGCACCGACGTTGCCGGAACTGGTTACGATGCCTATCATTAACCAGTATCAGTACAGCTACTATGACTATATGTACAGGTAAAAAGGACGTAACTGAAGACCAGTTCCAAATCCTCCTGGCGAACGTCATGGACAACTTCGACTTCGAGAAGGTCCACGATGTCATGGTCGAACTGGATTGGCAATGGATCCACGTCAGTAGCGGAGAACTGAAGGTACCAACTGTCTTACAACTGAAGAACAGCGCCAGGCGTTACCTACGCCGTGCGTTCGATGGTTGCCACACCGTAGGAAGCGGGGGCCTCGAAGCCTCCTACCACCCTCCGATCGACGACGAGGACCCGGCTGGCTTTCTCTCTTTGAAATTCATCTTGGAAGAGTGGGACACAGAGGGCTGCCCAGTCGACTAAACCTGTGGTAGGGTTACGGCGTGGTTCGGGGGTGCGCCAGCTACCTCCTGCCACACCACACAACCGCACGCACAACCATGACAATGTTCATCCCCAGGGAGCAGCTGAACAATATGCTGCAAGCCCAAGCCAACCAAGTACTGACCAATAGCACCGATCCAACCGCCCGTCTGATCGCGCTCAACACGTTGGCGAACACCCAACCCAGGCAGCCTGCCGATCTGATGCAGCCAATCCCCATCAATAACAGCACCGACAGCTGGGGCTGGATCGACGAGATTTTCTGATCAGAAAAGCTTAACAATTCCTCCCTGTTCTGGGAGCCCGACCATTGCTACCTTGGGACTCCAAACCCCAGTGGTAGCAATGGTTTTCGAGTATTTACGGGACCTGAAAAAGATAGATTTATTCCCTCGAAAATGAAGTACGCGGATGAAATAAAGCGATGGAAAACTCACTCGAAATCAGCAGCCGACTGGCCTGGGCAGTACTGGCACAGACACCCACCGGACGGAGCGAAGTAGTCAAGATCACAACAGATTGTTACGACGCAGATCGTACAATCCAGGACAATCCAACCCTCTACTTCAAGAGCGGTCCGTTTATCCTCCCGGCCTGAAAAAAGCTGCTAGGCTTGGCGGGCTTCCAAAAAGCGATGAAATTCCCCGTGACCTCGTACGTGGTCTTCGTTCATAACGGAGATATTGGCACGCACGCACCAGCATTCCCAACGTGGGACGAAGCCGAAGAATTCGCAAACTCACTGAGAGTCGTGAGTTCTAATCTTGTAGTCAGTGAACCATATCCTGTCACTCCGGTGCAGGAGATCACCTTCAAACCTAGAGTCAAGGTTGAAGATTAATAAGTTGCAGAGCTGTGTTATCCTTGTGGTATCACAGCTTTTTTGTAGGTAAAGTTATGGCCAAGGTGCTGAGTGTCAGTGTACCTGAAGTGCTGTATGAGAAGTGGCGAGAGTCGGATATTGATATCAGCCCTTCCACACTGTTCCAATCTGCACTGGAGACTGAACTGAACAAAACGAATCAGTTTCTACGTTACTGGAGCGAAAGGGCATTAAAAGCTGAAAAGAAGTTAAAGATTATCAGCGAGTTACTCCAGGCAAAAGATCAAGATGTGAAGAAGTTTCTTGTGTTTGCGGATACGGAGTGAGTTGTCAGAGATTCACCCTTCGCTAGGATAGTGTGAATCGCTAAAAGATGATGGACCTGAATAAGGCCACACGGCACTTCTACTCAATCGAATTAACAAACGATGAAAGGCTAGAAGCTGCTGCAATGATGGATGCGCTACGAGATGAGGGGATGATCCCTTTGAATATGAATATGGGTCACTTCCTGAGGGAATGTTTTGCTCGTGGGTATAACGATTACCGCAAAGATTTAGTCCGTAACGACTGATTCAAATTAATCGTTAATTTTATTTGCAGCAAAGTAGTGTACTGCTACTAAGTTACAAATAGAATCAATAGAAAAAGAAGACTGAATCGCATCCACCGCCAGGTGGTCTATATCTAGAATAGAAAGATACGTCTGTAAGAGATGTCAAGAGATTACAAAGAAGAATATCGAGAGTATCACGGCCGCCCGGAGCAAATTAAGCGTCGGGCTGCCCGTGTAATGGCACGTCGCCATAAAGAACGGAATGGTGAAGCCCGTAAAGGAGACGGGAGAGACGTAGACCACAAGAATGGTAACCCGCTCGATAACCGACCGGAGAATCTTCGGATGCGGGATCGCAGTGCGAACCGTGGTGACAAGTCGAAGTAAAAGAAGGTAGAGCTCCGCCCGGCACCAGCGAAGCCCCATATATAAATAGAGTAGAAGTAACTACAGGTAAACTAAACCAACAAGAAATCCTTAAGAAAAGCTGAAGATCTCTACCCAAAAGAAAAGGGTCAGGTACCACCCCGACCCCCTGAGACACACAACACACTATGGGGAGTCTTCCAACCATGCACCCAACAGGCCGGAGCAACCGGCCACTTGCAATCTAGCGAGTTTCGGGTATCCTGGTCAAGCCAGCGGGTCAAACCCTGGCGCACACTACGATGTCCAACCGTGTCGACCTTCCAATTCAAGGCGGTGCAGCTTCTCCAGCTGGGAGAATCTGATAACCCCACCATCCAACTTGAGGATGGAACCCTGACAATCTCGGCTAATCGTGACGGGGATCAAATTCTCATCACGACTCCCGTGCCTAGTACATTTGAACTGACTAAGCAAATTAGTCAGCCCATGCCCGAGAAGCGAGTCGTAAAAACCTCGCGACGAAAAAATCGATACTGGGATCGAAACGCACCTCGAGGCGAGGATCACGTCAAATCGAAACTGAAGGAACAGGATATCCGCGAAATGCGTGCTCTGTTCCGCGATGAGAAATACCGTAAAGGATTCGGAAGCTTGTACGCAATGTACATCGACATTGCGAAAGCCTATGACGTTCACTACACCACGGTGTACAAGATCGTCCACGGTCAAAGCTGGAGGCACGTGAAAGATGCCTGATAAGATCTATTCCGTCCGCGTGGCGAAGGGTGATGGTCAACCCATCGACCTCACAATTCGCGCCAAATCTGGTGTCCAGGCCCAGGATGAAGCCCGTCGTCAGCAGCCTGGCGCACGTCTGGTTTACATCCTGGGGGCACAGCCTGCACCTCACATCTTCTTTACCGAAGAACCGCCGGCTCCTGTATCAATTGATACTGAAATCCCGGTATGTGAAGGTGACGTTCAGCGCCAAGAGCAGATTAAAACCTGCTTGACAATGCGTCACTCAGGGCAGTCACACGCTTCAATCGCTGGCTTACTGAACGTCAGCAAATCAACAGTTGGGCGCTGGCTCAAACAGTACGGCTGATGTAATCTGTGGCCAGGTACTTTCTGGCCATGATTGAGATCAGTGAAAAAGACGGACTCCGAGTCGAATTTGAGGAGGAGTCCTCTACTTTTTCGTTCGTCTGGGACAATGTCACCCATCCAGAGTGGAACTTCCTGAAGGACATGACGAGCGAAGACTTCACCCAAATGCTTCAAGATTATCTCGACTACTGCAATGGCAACCAAGAAGAAACAGGTCTTCAAGGTGGGGGATCGTGTTGCGGAACGCCCGAAATCAACGATGATTCCAGGGCTCCGGCTTGAGTCAAGGGAGAGAATCGCTCAGTACACAGTACAGCGTTACGGCGTTGTCGTTGATGTGTACACAAAAATGAGTGCTTCCCCAGGAAAGAAACCCATCAAACTGTCCTGCTTGAAGATTCTGTGGGACGGAATGAAAACCCCAAGTGAACACGCTCAAATGAGGATCTGCCATGAGTCAGAGCTGGAAAACATTCGGGAAGGCTTCTACCATGCAACAGGAGGTTGATCTGGACCGCAAGCGGAAATGCGATCAACTGCGCGGTTGGATTGCAGAGTACCTCGACGAAGGCATGACGAATGAGTTCTGGGAGGATCTCAAATTTATCTTGAAAGAAGAACAAGATAAATTCCTTCAGATGGCTAAGAATTATTCAGATGTCCTCGAGATGATGGACCGTGAAACCTAACTACTACGCAATCATTGAGGAATGTTTGGAGTTAGGCGTACCTAGAGGGTACAGGCGGGCTCACAAACATAACGAAGCCCCTTCCGAAGAAACAATCTTTTTAGAGATTGAAGAGGCAGTAATGGCTGAAATCTGTCAACGATTCTTCTTTGATCAAGAAGAGAAATGATGTTCCCACCTCAGCTCCAGACATGCCCAGTATGTAGGGAGCCTCAGCTCAAAACAATCGAATCCAGGCCATCGAAGGCATCAACGCGACGCCGTAAACAGTGTGGAGCGTGCGGTCACCGCGTGACGACACACGAGGTTTCGGTTGAGTTTTACAACCAGGCAAAAGAAAACGCGATCCTGGTAGAGAAGTTCCGTAAACTGCTCGGTGCTTCTGCCGCTCAGACAGAGCAGGAAGAGTTCAAGTGTCCCACCTGTAAGTACAACATCGGCGGGGACTATTGTTCTTTCGATCTGCCCGAGTACAATACCAGCGATTGTTATGACTGCAACCACTACGAACACCAGGCACCATGAGTAAAGAAAAGATCCTGACCTCAGGAAGCTTCGACCCGCTCACCGAAGAGTACGTTCTATCGATCTCCAGCGGTGGTTTGATTGTAAGCTTCGATTTCTTGCGCGAGGAAGATCTCCGAGAGATTCGTTCCTGCATCAACTGCCTTCTCCCCTCTGAAGATTGAACCATGACCAGCGTCGAATTAGTTTGGATCACGCCAGGGGCTGAGAACGTAATCAGCTACTGCGCCAGGGTCAGTAATCCTCAGAATCAGTATAACTACGACACGGCACCAGGGCTGCTCAAGTATTGCATCAAGAATCGCCACTGGAGTATCTTCGAGATGGCGAATATGTGTGTTGAAATTAACACAACTCGCGCAATTTCAGCCCAGATTCTGCGTCACAGGTCCTTTTCCTTCCAGGAAATGTCAACGCGTTACCAAGACATTAGTGTTCTGGGCGGTAGCGTGATTCCACATCTGCGTCGGCAGGATAATAAGAATCGTCAAAATTCAATTGATGATCTTGATACGGAATCAGTACAAGGTTACTACCGTCGAATCAGTACCTTATTTGAAGAAGCTGAGCACCTCTATAAAGAGATGGTGAGCGACGGTGTGGCTAAGGAGTGCGCCAGGAACATCCTTCCGCTCGCTACTCCGACACGGCTCTACATGCAAGGCTCAATCCGGTCATGGATAACCTACATTGCCCTTCGTGAGAAGCACGGAACTCAGCGTGAACACATGCTGATCGCAAAGGACGTGAAAAAGATCTTCTGTGGGCAGATGCCGGTCATCTCGGATGCCCTTGGTGGAGAGGCGGCTGACTGGGAGGTTTAATCTCACTAAGCGCACAAGATCTACACACTACGAGGTTCAACAATGACTCAAGAACATCCGATTACCCCATCGTCGGAACTGGTGGAGAAGTGGTACGAGGCCATAGACAACTCGTCCACATCCTGGAAGCAGGAGCTAACTACCCAAGCCGCCCGCTGGGGCGCTGATCAGGAATTGGAAGCGTGCTGTAAGTGGCTGGTCAAAAACGACTGGAAGGCTGTGCATCAACATCTCCGCGCCGCAAGACGCCCAAAGCCGCTGAGCTTAAAGGAAAAGGCGCTACTGCAGCTAGATACGCTCAATGCAGATCTGGGTATGCACGGCCTGGGATGCGACCTGTCCCAAATCCGCCGCGCTCTTGAATCCCTGCCCGATTAGTCAACATCACTTCTCTTCCTCATGACAAAACTTACACCCGCTGCAGAATCAGTCCACAATGCTTTTTGGTCTGGGCATGAGTATCCGGATAGTCTCAGCAATGAAGATCTTGCTGCTGCTCTTCGCGCTGCTGCGAACTATGACCCGCCCGACAATCCCGATGCTGCGTACGACATGGGTTGGTATGCAGCAATGGAATTCATCCAATCCATTGCTGAAGAACTTGAAGCCCAATGACTAAACTCTCACCTGCTGCTGAAGCCGTGCTTGACGCGGCACTGCCTCACGTGGTTCACCGCTACTCCGTTGCCGCCGCCCTTCGCGCCGCTGCGGATCAGGTGGTGCCACCCGCACTTGAAGAGGAGTTCAACGACAGGAATCAAGCGTTGCCGTTGAAGAAGATGGTGGAGATTCGTCAGAAGCTCAACGCCATTGCCGACGAGCTTGAAGCGCAGTAGACCACCTCACATCGAGGTCTGGCTCAACTATCCGGAATTACCGGATGGTTGGGCTTGGCATTAAAAAGGAGCAGGATCTCACCCCTGCCCCCATGCAACGGAATGTCACAACCGTTGCGGTGCTTTGTCAGCCGCAGCACTGTAGCACATGGTAGTATGGTGGAGCAGCGGTGCGTCAACACCCTGCCCCTGGCCACAGTTCCCTAGAAACCATGACCCAAGAATCTTATAGGCACCCCATCACCCCACCGCCGGAGCTGGTGCAGCAGTGGATCAACGAGGAATATGGCCTCACTGCGGGGCACATCGCCGCCCGCGCTGCCCAATGGGGCGCCGACCAGGAGCTGGAGGCGTGCCTAAGGCTGGTTGAAATTGACGCTGGTGAGGATGCTTATGACTTTGCTCGCTACATCCGCGCCGCCCGCCGCCCCGAGTCGCCGAGCTTGAAGGAGCAGGCGCTAAAGGCAGCGCGCATTGAGCTTGTCGAAGGCGGCAAGAACGCTGAATTGATCTTGCGCGCACTGGAGGCGTTGCCCGATGACTGATTACAAAGCAACACCCGAACAGTGGGAGCATGTACACATTTGCGCCGGTATGAAACACCAAGTCCCGTGGGCTACTGCGGATTGCCTTCTTGAACTCCGCGACAGGGTTCAGTTGCTGGAGGATGCAGTTCAGAAGCACATCGTCGAAACCAGTGCCAACATCTTGGCCCTGGCAAGCCGAGTCGAGACGCTGGAGCGCTCCCAGCAACAGCCTGAGCTGATTGACGCGGAAGAAAACAACCGCCGGTTTCATGAGTGTATGGACTTGATCCGCAATGCCACGCCAGAACAGATCCGTGCAGCCGCCGAGTTGCCCGATCGTCCAGCATCAAAGGTCTACGAGATCAATGAACCGCTGAAGTTGACACCCGAGCAGGCGCAACAGGTCAGGGATCTGCTTGCGCCAGAGCCGCGACGCAACTATCCGGCCAAATCAGATAGTTCGCTGCTGGAGCGGGTGGCCATTGCCATCAGCCGATGTGAAGACTCCTCCTGCTGGGACGACGAGGCTGTTAACTGGGAGCCCGAAGCGCGCGCCGCAATCCGTGAGGTGGCCTTGTGGCTTAACGAAGCTCCCTTGGATCTTTACCCCGGCGATCGCGGCATCGTCGTCAATGCCCTCTATGACCAAGCAAACCAATGACTGATTTCAAGTTCATGCCGCTGGACAGTCTTGAGGATCGTCTCGGCAATGCGCTCGGCCTGGCGCTGTTCATGATCCGCAACCCGAAGATTGTGGATAACAAGGCCATGGCTCAGATCGAGACACCCTTCAAGGAGTGGTGTGACGCGATCGTTGATGGGGGGCTGCTCAATGACTGACCTTTCTCCCGTCGCCCAGGCGGTGCTCACCGCTCAAGCCAAGGAGCGCTGCCTTTTTGAGTGGAGCGCCCTGAACGATCCTCCATGTCATCCGAGCGACTCTGGATGGAATGGCTGCGTCCAGTGCGTAGACCGCCGAGGCCTGGCCGCCGCCCTGCGAGCTGTTGCGGATCAGCTTCCACTTCAACCACTCACTCGAAAGCCTGCCGATCCGTTTGAGGAAGGACTTCGCCAAGGACAGGAGCTGAGTCGCGTCGAACTCCTCGCCATCGCTGATGAACTTGAAACCCAGTAGTCATTCCCACTTCTATGCCTGAACTTTCACCCGCCGCACAAGTAGTGCTAGATGCTGCCAATGGTGCTTCATCCTACGGTCCAGATGATTGCCTCAATGAATCTCGCTGGATTGCTGCCGCCGCCCTGCGAGCTGCTGCGGATCAGATTGAAAACCTCTACTGCGATGGTGATGTGGAAGACAGTCCTGGCATCGTCTTCGCCTTGCGTCAGTTAATGCTTATTGCCAACGAGCTTGAAGCCCAGTAGTCACCTTCACTTCTCTTTCTATGACCCAACTCTCACCCGCTGCTAAAGCAGTCCTGATTGCTTTTTTAGGTGATGCCGAAAATACGGGGCTGGAAATAGACGACATGCGAGAAAACCTTGCCTCCTCCCTCCGCGTTGTGGCAACTGCCCTTGGTGCCGAAGAAATGCTTCGCACTGAATCAAAATGCACCGAAGGCGTGAAGTTGTGCGTGCAACGCATCTATGCCATTGCTGCAGAGCTTGAAGCCCAGTAGTCCGATCAACTACTATGACTAAACTACCTCACCAAATGTGGCAATGGGACGATGATGCAGAATCCGCTTTCGTCAACTGGTTTAATTCTCAAACCAGTGAATCCCTGTTCAATCTCATGTCTGAGTACTTCTACGAAGATTGCCGAGTAGAAGACGCGAAGACACGAGAGGACATGATGTACAAGTGGGTACACCTGGCTTTTGTAACCGGCTATATGTACGGGAAGCCTGTCACCTCAAGTGTGGAACCTTGAGGCAGGGCTTCCGTCAGGTCGAACCGGGCTTCACGAGGCTCCGGTCTTAACGACGCCTGAACGCCGGTAACGCCACATGAATGAACAAGTGGAACGTCAAATCTAACATCACACAACAACCATGAAAGGGTTCAGCACCAAGAAACCCAACACCCGTAAAGCCACTTATTGGGTTGCTTGCTACGTCCAACACGACGAGGACGATCCCATCTCAATCCAAAAACAGCAGATTGAGTACGTTCCTGGACAGGATAAAGAGCAGCTGATGCTCAAGGCATGTCACAAGCTGTTTAAGCAGGATCCGACTGTCTGGGAGGTTCTTGTGCACCAGGGGCCGAATGAAGTCCCAGACTCTGGAGATCAGGTCGTCGCCAGGTTAAGCCGCGAAAAATTTGACGGGGCAGAGGAGTTGACAATATGAACAGATTTGTTTTATATTTTGATCGGTTCTGATCAGACCCCAGTGGCCACTGGTTTGTAATCGATCCTCGTCCCTCGATTACAGTATGCCTTCGATGGGTGGAAGCATCGAAGCACGATGAAGCAAAACGGTAAGGCACGGGCCGCACCCGGTAAGGTTCCTAACGCGGAACATCCTTACCCTTTGTTCAAAGCAAACCGCCAGTTTGGATCGGACGATAGGATTGACCGCGATAACGGAGCCACAGGGTCGGCCTGTGAGCTAGGTTCCACCAATTGCGGTTACGGAGCCCCTCTTCTTCCTTGAAGTACTTGGCGCCGCGATAAGTCAGTTGAGTCATGGGAATACCCACGTACTCTCTACTGTATAAATAAAGACTGAAATGTAGTCGTTTATACAGTTACATTCAAAGTTAAATTAATATAAAGATTTGAGGGCGCGTCCCCACCGTGGCCAACGGAAAGGGACGGTCAGTTACCAAGCGCAGGAGACAGCAAAAACTACGCTTCCCTCGGATAAAGGGCCTGACGCTGTCCTTCTTCGGCCCATATTATAATAAGGCTTATGCACTGTCTAAAATCCCTTACCCGTGGTAACCTTAAGCAAACCAAAATTAATAGGATGCGTCTCTAGTGATTCCGGCAACCTCAGTGTGCTGGACCCGTGCCATCTCACAGTGTCTGAATCTGGTGAGGTACGCCTTCCGGCCTGGAACCTACACACAAACTTCAGCACCGAGCTTGGCGACGGCGAGTTCACCGTCTATGAGCAGAGGGACCGGCGAGGTAGACTGAGAAGAGTGGTAATTGAAATCGATTGACCCCGGTTGACCCCAGGAAAACGCCGAACAAGTGGCTGCAGGCAGCGCTGCTGGACATGCTCGAGCAGAACACCGAGGAGTCGCGAGCGGATCTGGTGGAAGCAATTCAAATCCTCAGCCAGTCAATAGAACCTGGAGTAGTTGACTCAAGTTTTGGTCCTTGGATAGATCAATATCTTGAGCTTTTGGCTGAACACGAAAGCAATCAAAATAACGTTCGCCAACAGTATTCGCCAGAGGATCAACAGGCATCACCCCAGTGATGTTGAAGGTTTTACGGATTGAATCATTCGCATAGGGCGGGCGATACCAGTAAAACTCTCGTTTGAAGGGGTCGATCACCCACTCAGGGTGGTAGCGGTGCCAGCGACTCCAGGCGCGGAACTGCCGATCTGGATCTCCTGAGGTGCAGTCCAGAACGATGGCGTCGCCAGGGGGAATCATCCATCGCATACGGAGCACTTCCTCGAAGCCCCGCTTGATGGCCTTGATCCCTGAACGACCGTGAAAATGATTATCAATCGAACGACGACGTTTATTCTTGCGCTTCCAATACCAATCGTTTAGCTGACGGCGAGATTTACCGATAGCAAAACCTACATTCCACACCCAGAACCCTTCCTCGTACTGTGACAGAGGTTCAAAGAAAATTTTGCAGAGTTGACCATCGACAGTAAATGTAGAAGAGGTAAACTTGCGGCAAACTCTGTACGACATTGTGGAAGAACTCCTTAGACTTATACAGTCAGACCCAGAACTCTGGGAAATTATTGAGCAATTAAAGCACCAGGACGAAAGCCCAGAAGACTTCATCCTCAGCGTAGCGCAAATGTTATCGGTTGAGTTCCAAGAGTTGCACCGTACGGATCTCAGCGATAAATTGGCCGCATTGTTCGGTGGTCTACCTCCTGCGGCATTTCAGATGGTTCCTCTGCTGTTGCACATTGCCCTCGATATTTTCCTGCTGAAGGCAATTCCCAATCACGACGCGATTCGAGACTGAGCCATGCAGACAGGATACGTGATCTGCTCCCCAGATTTGGAGCATGTGTTGTGCCTGACGGAAGGCCGCGACGGTGTGCGGCTGGTCCCAGTTGAGACGACCAAGGAGCTGAACAAATCGATTTGCTTGTCGGACCTGACTGAGGCGAAAAATATTTACAAAAGGCTTCAGGATTCGGGGTTGATTAATAGCCTCGAGATCTGTAATGTGGCAAGGCTCTATAAAAAGTTCTACTGATCCGATCTTATGTTGAGTCTCATTTGCGACATTGAAACGAATGGGCTCCTCCACGAATTGGATCGGGTTCACTGCATAGTTCTGCGAGACGTAACTACTGGTGAGGTATGGAGCTGTGCTGACCAGCCAGGGTATGTACCACTAGGAGAAGCGCTCGAGCTGATCCGCCGTGCAGATCGGCTTGTCGGGCACAACCTGATAAATTTTGACCTCAGGGCGCTAAAGAAGGTTTATCCTAATCTCAACCTGAGACCCGACTGCGACATCGTAGACACACTCATCATGAGTCGTGTTCTGTGGCCAGAGTTAGATCCTGTTGACGAGCAAAAGTTCTCTCACATCGACAAGAAATACAGGGGGCGACACTCACTTGCTGCCTGGGGCGAGCGGTTGGGCGTAGCAAAGATCAAATTCCAAGAAAATCAGAAGAAAGATCCAGATGTCGACAATGTCTGGGATCATTGGAGCGCTGAGATGCAGGAATACTGCGTCGGCGACACACTGGTAACTCAAGAACTCTATGCGTACCTTGTCACCCAAGAATTGGATCCCCGCTGCCATAAGTTGGAGCACGACTTTGCTAAAGTCATGGCACTCCAAGAGGAATTCGGTTTCCCATTTAATGAGAAAGCGGCCTTCGCATTGGTTAACACCCTTAAGGCTCGTAGGGGTGAGCTCGACGATCAGCTCCAGGAAATATTCCCACCTATTGTCGAAGAAAGAATCTCCGCTAAAACAGGACGCAAACTTAAAACTAAGGTCACTCCGTTTAACGCCGGTTCGCGTACGCAAATTGCCGATCGGTTACGAGAGCGTTATCCTGAAATTAAGTTCGAATACAGCGAAAAGGGGAATCCGAAAGTCGATGATGATGTTCTGGAGCTCCTTGGAGAGAAATATCCGGAAGCTAAAGTCCTCGCTGAATATCAACTACTGAATAAGCGTCTCGGCCAAATCGCTGACGGTAAGGAGGCTTGGCTGAAACACTGTCGGCGATATGGCGACGGCCGGATCCACGGTGGCGTCAAGACGAATGCTTGTGTGAGCGGACGTTGTAGCCACGTTTCTCCAAACATGGCGCAAGTTCCGTCTGTCGGACACACCTACGGTGCTGAATGTCGTGCGTTATTTACGGCACCAGAGGGTTGGATGTTGATCGGTACTGACGCGGCAGGTTTGGAGTTACGTGCGCTCGGAGCTTGGTTAGCGCATTTTGATGGCGGAGAATATGCAAAACTTGTGAGTACAGACGGGTTCGATGTTCATACTTATAACGCCAAATTGTTTGGTATTTATGACGGCCAAGGTGAGATTCAGAAAGCAACTAGAGACCTGAGTAAGCGTCTAATTTACGCCCTGCTGTACGGGGCTGGGGCTAAAAAAGTAGGCAGCGTCGTCGATATAACGTTAAGTGAGCAACAGCAATATGAGGTAGGGAAAAAGACTATCGATACTTTCTACCGTAATCTACCAGCAATCAAGAAGTTGAAAGATAAAATTGATGAGCGAATTACGACGCGTGGTTACCTCGTCGGGATCGACGGTAGGCATCTTCAAATCCGCTCCAGGCACTCAGCTTTGAATCAACTGCTTCAGTCGACTGGGGCTGTGGTAATGAAGAAAGCTACCTGTATTTTACACGAAGATCTGGAAGCCGCTGGATTAAAGCACGGGAAAGATTACGGATTCTGTGCCAACATTCACGACGAATATCAGATTGCTGTACTACCTAACTATGTAGAACAAGTGCAGGAAGTATCGATTAAAGCAATCGAGAAGTCGGGTGAGTTCTTTGGTTTACTGTGCCCGTTCACTGGGGAATCCAGGTCTGGATACAATTGGAAAGAAACTCATTGATTAACGACTAATCTCTTCAAAGTCCATTGAGGCGTGAATAGCCGCAGTATTTATATCCGCTGCGGCAGTCAGTGTCAACTCAAAGGGAGTGGAAGTAAAAGAATCTCTTTCTAATTGGAAAGAAAATAACGCTTCCTTTAGGATGTCGACAACCGCAGAACCCTGGTTAGAGCCAAATGTAAAACCGCTGGCTAATGTCCTGCCTGTGCCAGTGGTAAAGCTGGTTCCGGTAATGTTGTACTCCACGGCAGAATCTGTCGCTGCACTAACCCATGTTCCACCTGTTGTGGTGCCGCTGGCAACTACACGCCAATTATATGTAGCATTGTTGGTCAGACCGAGGATGGATAAGGCAGTGAGGATAACGATGGCGTCTAAGCGATCCGGAGATGTTTTAAGTCGAACTGAAATAACTGGGTAATAAGTACCAGCAGTTGCCAGTGAGCTAGGCGTGAGAATAGGAGTAGAAACAGCCCGCTGTGCACCGCGTAATTCATATCCACCCTCTGAAATCACAGTAGAGCACACCTGTTTTAATGTGCTGCTACTTGCAGTTACGCCTAAATTCTCGATCTCGTAACGTAATGGAAGAGACGCGGTCGTGATGTAAGTCGCTGTGATGAAATTAGCATGATTGAATGAATGGCAGTGAACGAATGTACCGTCAATTACAAAGCCAAGACGAACAGTACCAAGGCCCAACCATTCAACATCCATCCAAAAAATTTGAGCTTTCGTAATATCAAGTACAACTCCAGAAGGACCGGTTCCGTCTAGCTTGTCGACATTCCAATCTGCTTGTGCAACCCGCGTTTCTAATGGCGATCCACTAACTGAACTACGCTCTACTAAAGATAATGTGCTTCCTGAGAGTTCAATGTACATCCCATTTGCAGCTCCAAAATAACCGACACGCTGCCGTAAATTTGTTTTGGCTGGATTTAGTACAAAAGTACTGAGAACAAGAAGACTCTTCCCTGGCTGATAAGAAAATACTTTTTTGGTTTCGCGGTAAACTTTAGATCCTGATGTAGTGTCAACAGTCAGATTCACAAGACCTTCATTAACACTAAATGTCGCCGCTCCTCCGCTGGCTGTACTTGTTGACCATAAACCATTATCTGCGTAGCGGTGACTCGAATCAAATAGCGTGAGCGGCTGAGCAACGCGCAAGCGACCGAATGCATCTCCAGATGTTGAGGCTTCCCCAGGTAGTTGAGGCGAAATAGCAACGTTCAGGACCCTGTCGTCAGGATTGATAACCTGGACAACTTCGTAGCGGTTATGGTCCCGAGCGATGACTGTTGCCATTGTTACCTATTGAAATAAGGAAGCCTGCCCCTCTGGAGCTGACCAAAGAAGTATTGTAACTCGTTTCCAGCCTTTCTAGTCCTGTTAGCCCAAGCACTTCTTGCTTGCTGTGCAGCAGATTGTGCCTGAGTGATAATATTACCCTCTCCGGCTACAGATCCTCTTGGAACAATTACCGGTTTATTGTTCTTGTAAGCAATTCCCTTGTTCGTGTATCTTCCCTGAGGATCAAGAACGGTATTGCTCCTTGTGTCAACGAATTGACCCTCCGGTCCGAGTCGTTCAATTGCTGCCGTAGGTCTGCCTCCCAGACTTTCAGAACTGATTGGATCAGTTAAAGCACTTACCAAAGATTCTTGAGGAGAAGCACCTAGAGCGTAGTTAATTCCTGCATCAAGTAAAAATGCTTTGGTTGCAGGCTTGGCAGAAGAAAGGGCAACTTGTGGCACGGCACGCGCAGCTCTCACAGGAGCTCCGAGAGACCCGCGACCTTCGAGTATGTTCCGACCAATTAAATAATTACGCGTACCAACAGCCTTTTGGAATGGTGTGAAATCAGGAGCAGGACCAGTTCCAAGCGCACTTGGCTTAGATGCGTCGAAGTTATCTAAGAACTCTGTATATGGCTGGATAGGTAATAGACGTTCGCTGCCTCTGGTAAACATTTGTACGTTACCAGACGAACCCCCATATGGACCTTTAATCTCCACTTCTGTCATGGGGCCAGCTAACCCCGCCTTTTCATATAAATTTGCCCTCCAGTATTCATCACCACCTGGGCGCAACGTTCTGGAGGATTCACGTACTGGCGTTAGTTGAGAGACAGAACCAAAAGGTTTTTCAGCTTGTAAGATTTGTTCTTTAAAAGTATCAAGAGTTGATTGTTTGAGATTTTGTGGTAACTCAAATCCACGATCTCTCCAATAAGATGGCGTTGCCATCTCACCACTCGGTCTAATTATTGCTGAGGGCCTTTTGCTCAGTCTGTCAATTTCCTCTTGAGATGATGCTCTTAAGGGTCCTGACTCCGCTAAAGGTGTACCTGCGTCCTCTGCTTGGTAAGCAGCTCGACTATTCTCATAGTTTCGTGGATCTTGAAATATTTCCTCGATATCACGCTTATTCACATCGCTAACATTTGGTGCAGTTTCAAACCCGTAGTCCACAGTTGTTCCTGTGGGTACGCGAAAATCTTTCAAAAAACGCTGAGCTGCACTAGTAGGAGTTCCACCACCAGGGAAAGGTAGTGACTCAAATTTCATTTGCCAAGGGTTTTTTGTCGTCGGATCAACTGCTCCGGGTATATCTATAATGCTTTCTTTACCACCGGAAAGGCCAAATAAGCTATCAGATTCCTGGATCTCCCGCCTTACATTAGGACGCCCGCCAAATAATCGCTGCGCATCAAATGTTTGATTAACAATATTGTCTTTGTCGATTCCTTTGCGACCGATAATATTACCTTCGCCATAGAAATCAAGGATTTCCTGATCGGTGGTTGTATTACGAAGGTAATTGGTAAAGAAATCGTCTATCTTGCCACGAATTCCTTTGGTATCTTCAGGCACAGTTTGGCTTAATAGTCTCTTCTACTTGCCATTCTACATAAACCTAGTACACTGTACATGCTTCCGCTACTCCCATGGAACACCAACGGTTCTACGACATCAAGAAGTCGCTCGAGGACATGTCGATGGATGAGCTCGAGCAGATGAGTAAAGATCTTAACAAATTGGTACATGTGCTCGTCTCGCGCCAGATTGCGGTAGAAGACACAATCCTGGAGCGCCTGGAGGGTGTGTTCGCTCAGTGACAAATGATGAACGAAAGTGGCACTACCGCTTCCTTCGATTAGCAAGTGAGATCGCGGAATTCAGTAAGGATCCATCAACCAAAGTAGGCTGCATCCTTGTCCGTGATCGCCGCATCATCAGCACTGGCTACAACGGTTTCCCTAGAGGGATCAGTGACTCCTTCGACCGGTTGCTGGACCGAGACAAGAAGTACGAAATGACCGTCCACGCTGAGATCAACGCAGTCACAACCGCTGCTCTCCATGGGGTCAGTACGGAGGGGTCGACAGCTTATGTCACCTTTCAACCATGTAGCCGCTGCGCTGCAGTACTGATCAACGCTGGCATCCGAGAGGTCTATGTAACAGCTGATACCTTGATTCCGGATCGGTGGTTGGACAACATGATCCTTGCCGCTAACCTCTTGAAGGAGGCTGGCATCCTCCTCACAACACTAGACCCGTCTTGAACCCATGAATTTGATCGTTGCCTCCGCCAACTACGTCGGTGAAACCTTTACCGATAGCGGCCTCCGCTTCATGGAATTGACGATTGCTGCGAGCGGAAAAAACAACGCCCCGGTTCCCCTATTCCTTGTCCCGAACAAGGCTGCAGGAGACTCCTTTGATGCGTTCGCTCCAGGTTGTCAGCTCCTGGTGAGCGGTCGGCTGTACCCAAATCGTAACGACTACAAGATGTATGTCGTACCGACACAGCCGCTGCAGGTGGTCTCGAAGGACCTGAGCATGAATCAGGTAAACCTTGCAGGCGGTGTCGGTTTCATCCAGGAGAAGAAGCTGGAAGATCTCTTCGGTTTCAGCCTGATGTGCAAAGCTCCCAGCCAGCAGCTGCTCGGTCACACCTGGCAAGATTCGATGGGATTCCGGATCGAAAGCTGGGGCGATGACGCCAAGCGTCTCGAGGCTCTGCTGTATGTAGGCCGGCAGATGGCGTTGACTGGTTCGCTCCGTTACAACACCTGGACTGCTAAGGATGGTGGTCAACGTGGCACCTACCAAGTGCGGGTACGGGCGTCACAATACTCCGTGTTTGGTAAAAACCAAGCCCGTGGTGAGGAGCAGACCACTGAGGTAGCCGCTGTGAAAGCAGCAGCGCCCGCACCGAAACTCCCACTCCAACAGGGTGCTGGAACACCAGCAAGTGTTGAGATGGACGAGATTCCCTTTTGATTCATAAGTAAATTTAATCCCCGGCCTCTTCCCGTTTTTCGGGGAGGGGCTATCGTTTTAGATGCACCCACAAAGTGCGAGAACCCCTGCAACGACTGAAATGTCTGTTTTAGACCGGTACCTGAACACAGAAAAATACCAAGGTGAAATGCGGGAGCTGGTGAATGCCCAGATCCTGAACGACAAATCCCAGTGTGGCCTCTTCCTGAAGGACACCGCCCTGGCTCGCATCGGCTGGTCCGGTGACGTGAAGGACTTCCCCAAGGCGGAAGAGTATGTCCACACCTACAACAACGGTGACAAGAACGAGGGCATCTTCTTTAAGACCCCTCGCATGGTGATCCTCCACTGCGGTTTCCGCAAGGATGTGACCTTCATCGAGAACTCCGAGAAGGGCGGCATCGACGGTATCTATCCCCGCGACAGCTACCTCTACGACGATTGGGAGGAGCAGAACCCTGGCAAGCCCTCCCCCTTCAAGCGCCGTCGCCTGGTGCTGATGTTCCTGGTGAACGCTGATGGTTTGGCCGTTCACAAGAAGCCGCTGATCCTCTCGATCCACGGGGGTGCCTCGAACCTGTTCTGCGACGCCTACGCCACGTTCATCGAACAGCTTGAGTCTGCCTTCGCCGACCGCATGGGCCTAAAGTCCGCTGCTGGTTTCGACCCCAAGCAGGCGGCTGCTGCGATCTTCACCCCGACCTTCGGCGCCCAACTCTATGGCGGCGACAAGGCTAAGAGCTGGATCGCTTACCCCGAGAAGTGGCTCGTCCCTACGGCGGAAACCGTGGAAGACTTCTTCCCCAAGGAGTCTGATGACATCGACTTCATCGAAACCGTGTGGGAGACGTGCCCGCCCACCGTTTACGCTGCCAACTTCTTCAAGCAGTGTGAGAAGGAGATCGGCTACCACGCGATCAAGCCTGGTCTTGACTTCACCCTGCCTCCCGTGGATGGCGGTCGTGGAACCAAAGCTCTGTTCGGAGTTCGTGACGAAGAGACCGGGGAAGTTGTCCTCTCTTGACCTAGTCGCTAGCCTGTAACTGGTGCAGGAGCCGCTCCTTCGGGGGCGGTTTTTTATTCGCTGCGGATTGTGCGAGTGCCGCCCATCTCCAGGTCAGCCAACCGACGTACCAAACCACGGATGACAGCCTGTCGTCCGACAGCAAGCTGAAGCAGCTTCTTGGCTCCTTCGCGGAGGTGATCGGGGTCGGTCGCCTTATCTAATTCGTTGCTCAATCTTGCGATCTGGAATTCGTCCTCCATCGACAAGGAAAAATCATCCGGATCAAACTGAAATTCTATGAGCTCAAAGCTGGACATAGCCACCGAGCATAATGTTTAGTCTAACTAGATACAATTCTTAGTGTGTAATAGAGACTACAAAGAGAAAGTTAAGATTAAGGCTTGCACAGCTGGAAAAATACGGTAGCCTGTCAAGGCCAACCACTTCACCACTATGGCTACCAAGAGGTCCTTGACTGGTCAACTGCACCGCGAGCCAGTCAAGAAGCGCACGTCCATCGGGCACGGGATGCGTAAGCGCGGCTCATTTAAAAAGCGTGGCGAAAAACGTTACGCGGCCCAAGGTAAAGGCTAACAAGTTTCCCCGAAAAATCTAATTTCGGCTTCCTTCCTCACCTTGGCAGCTTCTTCAACTGTAGAAAAGCTGCCAAGGTGCACTGCCTTCTGATTTACTTTTATCTGTGCATAATAAACATTATCGCGTTTATTGTAGCTAACGCCGCGCACGCCAGTTTTATTATGTTTGAATAATCCAGTATTTATAGCATTGAGTGAATGAGGTACTAAGCGTAAATTTTGAATCCGGTTATCAAGCGGATCTCTATTGATATGGTCTACAACCCTGTCTCCTGGGTCTTCTCCGTAATGAAGAGCATATACGATTCTCTGTACCGTATAATACTGTCCATCTATGGCTACAAACCAATACTTGCCTTTAGTGCCAGCAGGTAAGCCCGCTTTTAGGCGACCTCTAGTTACTAGATTCCTAAGACCACTGGGGGAGGTTTCATCAATTTCGAAAACTTGACGCAGCCTGTCTATTGAAGGAAGGGGCTTGAATGTGGCCATATACTTGTGTAGAGTTTTTTCTCGAAAACAAAAGACGATTCCGCAAAAATTATAGGCCAAGGGGCCGGCCAAGGTAAGTAAGCCGTACCTAGAAGTAGGGTTTCTTAGGTTCTGACTCGTGTTTCAGCTCTGCCACAATAAATGCAGTTGCTGAAACACGAGCAAATGTACGTTATTGCCCCTACACTACGGAAACCCAAACAAACCGAAATGGCTCTCTCCACTCAGGTAAAAGAAGCGACCGAAAAGGCAGCTGCAGCATTGCGTGAAGCACTGGCATTTGCTGCACGCACTGAACATCCCGTTACGATCTCGACTCTCACTGATATCTTGGTGCGGCTCGAATCAATGGAGACGATCGAGGAACTGATGGAAAAGTTTGGGAAGCAGGAAATCCCCAAATCCATCTGAATTTGATACAATATTAAAGTCCCCGCTCTCCTCGATCGGCAGACATGGTCACGCGTCAGGCAGACAGCCTGGAGGGCGGCCACGGTTCTGGAGGCGTCCGATAACGTCTCCCCGACATCCAGTCCGAGCTAACGGATAAGACGGCCTCCTGATCGACGCTGGACGCAGCGTTTTGAAGCAGGGTCAGGCGATGCGGGTTCGAATCCTGCCTGGGTGATTTATTGACGATATGCGCACACGGGTAGCCCCAAAGGGAAATCCCGGTAGAATGTGCTGGTCAATCGGATCCAATCTATGTCCGAGTACAAATCGGAAGATTTCGAAACCTACGCCAAATGCTTCAGTGTTGAAGCTACACGTATGGTGGAGCTAATGCGAATCTTCGATGAGAAGCTTCAGTCCGAGCTCAACATGCACTCCGTACGGCCTAAGGATTTGTTCCGAATGGTAATGGATCTGAGTTATGACACGGATCGTGCATACAAGAAAGAAAAAAATATTGAGGATGAACCTTTCAACATCACGACTTTCATCTCGAAAGATGAGCTCTCATCTCAGCTGCGAACACTCCTCCGGGATGAACTTCAACGTTACTTTAATGCAGTCGACAGTAATGCTGAATGAAGCTAACAGTTGGGTACTACCTGTTGATGAGGAAGGTGTTCTCACCCTACCCGATGAGGTTTGGCAGACCCTCGGTTGGCGAGAGGGAGATGAGATCGAGTTTCTTGAACAGGAGGACGGTTCCTTTCTTTTGGTAAAAGTCGATGAAACTACACACATTGAAGGAGCGACTGATCCGACGACTGTCGGTTAATTACGTCGCCTACATGGGTCAAAAAGAAGTCACGCCAGAGTGGCTAGAAGGTTACTTTCAAGCTAAAAAGGATGCAGAACACTTCATCGAGCAACAGGAGGTCTATGAGCCTTACGATGGATGAAATGATTAAGGCGCAACAAACGCTTCAACGCGAAGAACTGGCTTGGGTCAGCAACGTTTACCGTCAGCGGCTCAAGGATCTACAGGAAACTGAAATTCAGCGCCAGAAATGGCTGAAGTCCCAGAAGGAAACAAAAGAATGACCGAATACACACCAATTGTTCCAACACTGGAGCAGCTGAAAGCATGGGAAACAGAGTTCTTCGATGAAGAACAAAACCTTGATGTTTTGCTGTGCCGAGCTTATGAAGCTGGTTATTGGAGGTGTCAGGGTGAATATGACGCTGGTGCCTCTCAACTTGTTAATCCCCTTGACGTGGGTATAATTCTGGAGCCAGATGACGATGACTGAACTCTCACCTGCTGCTCAGGCAGTCCTGGACGCCTATCATTTCGCCCCCTTGGACGACGAGCTCACAATTGCTGCTGTTCTCCACGCCCTCGCCACTCACTGTAAGACACAGAAGAGTGTCGGGCCTTACATTTCGCAGTACGAAGTACTGAGCATCGCCAAAGAACTGGAGCGTAAACATGAACTGGCCTGAAGCCATGGTCACCATCGCTGGGATGGTTTGCTTTGTTCACCTCGTTAAAACAATCTTGAAATTTGCGGTAGGTAAAAACCGTTTCTGATGGAGCATATCTCAATAAAACAACCCGATTGGGTGTGCCATGACTGCGGACAACAGTGGGGTCGGTGGTACGAAGACGGAGAATATTTCGGCCCCAAACCGCATTACGCTACGTATCACATCGAAGAATGTGGGGTCTGTCACCAGGAGAAATCCGTGACTGAGGCTCGAGACTACGGCTTTCTGCGGCGTGGTTGGGATAAAACCTTGTCGCCTAAGTGAATACAGCTAAGCTTTGTTTGTTGTAATACTTCACCAATGAAGATCCGCAAGCAGGGTAAGTACCGTGGCGGTCCCTCCGAAATCCTCGAGCCCATCGAATTTGAGGGTTACCAGATCAAAAGCCTGAAGCACGGTAATACCAACCACGTTTTGTACTACTTCCCCAGCGAAGCGCATGACTGGGAAGGTTGCTGGACGATGGACCTTGAAACCGCTAAAAAAGGTGTAACTAAATACAATAAACACCTCAAGGAACTTGATTCAGTGCAAGGGTAAGCACTCGTATAATCAGCTTTGTATTGATAACAGGCCTAAGAAGTGGTCCGACCTGCATTCCGACACAGCGACCTCATGGACGATCTGGCCATGGGGATTCACGCTTACCTACTAGAGATTTCGACTGAATTTAAAGGTAATAACCTCGTCCTGATTCCTGTTACGGAAATCGTAAAGAAGTTCGAACGTAATCACCGGACAATTCAGCGCCGTCTCAGTGCTCTGCAGGATGAAGGTCTACTTACCCCAGTGATTCGGAAACAAACTATTGTTCTGTATCACGTCAAGGATCAGAAGGATCAACCATGAGCGAGGAAAAAGCAACGGGCCATCTGGAAGCAATTTCGTTTCTCCTCTCGTCGTTCACTGACAACGGGAGGAGTCTTCGGGCTTTCACAACAAATCCCCAGGAATTGGCCATTACAATCCTGACCGCAGGATTGATTTCAAACAGCAAATTGATGCTGAATCCGGATGAGGCTGTACGCTCCGCCTTTGAAATCCACGCCAGGATTCAACGCCACGTTGGAAACTTTCAATCGATGCAGTTCGCAGCTAACATCGAGGATTGCTTCAAACCGTCACAACATCCCGAAATTGGGGAGGTTGAGGGTGACTGAACGCTGCGTCCCTCTTCAGTAAACGCATCGATCCGTGAGTTGATTCAAAAGCATACTTCAGGCTGTGACACGCAGCTTCCGGATCGGTGTGACTACCACAAGTGTAAGCATCGATGGAAGCGTACCCGTACTGCGGCCACGAGTGGAAGGAAATGTGTGATTCCGCTAGGAGGGCGATCGCTGTCACGCCCTGAGGTTCAAATTTGTGGGTGACGAGGTCCAGTAACGTCGCACCAGCTGACTCGGCCGCTTCAGTTAGAGACTTCTTCACAAAGTCTTCATCATCGAGCAGGGTCGGATTACCCCCAAAAAGCTCGTAAATAGCGTGGCGACCTACTACCTGGGGAACTTCGTACAACCCGCTGTACCGATTGTTTTTTAAACAGTCTAAGGCCTCAAATCCTGGACGGCCACTAGAAAATACGGTACGTTGCCCAGAGCTGCGTAACCCTCGTGCCCCTAGTGATGGATGAAAAAGTCGCAGAAATCTCGGCGAGAGGCGAAGTAGGGCGAAAAGTTTATACAGAGTACTCTGCCGAGAAAGATTATCGGCAGTTCATGGATTATCGGTCGGATGGAGATACCCGCCTAACAATCAATGGCTCCCGTCACTACAAGACTCCCTACGGAGCACTACCTTCAGTCACGACAATCCTGTCTGCAACTGGCGGAAATAAGGCAGCATTAGAGAGGTGGGCTAAAAAAAATCCTGGTGGGAGAGAGGCTGCCGCAGCACGGGGAACCAAGGTTCACTCCCTGATGGAGGAGTATCTTCTCGGCATCAACAAGAATCCAGTCATCGAAGATGAGGAGATCGCTCAGTTCTGGAACGGTCTTCCCGAAAACCTCGATAAGCTCGGTCGCGTGATCTGGGCGGAAAATCCAGCTGGTGACGCATTCCCATGGACAATGGGAGGTGACGGAATTAGCCGGGTTTGGCATCCAGGTGTAAAAGAAGGTGAAAATTGGGGGTGGGCAGGAGCCCCCGACATCGTGGCGGAGTACAAAAACAAAGTCGTACTGGGAGATCTCAAGACCTCAAACGGCCCTTACTACGCAAAATGGCCCGGTCCGGACACCATCAAATCGGAGTACGGGATGAAGCGGGCTGGCTTCATGAAATACCAAAAATGCATGATGCAGATGGGTGCGTACGCTATGGCGTTGGAGCACACAGTAGGTATCATCCCTGAAATTCTGATGATTTTCGTCGCCACGAGGGACCGTTCCCAGGTGTTCGCGGTCCAGGGCGGAACCATCGAGAAGTACAAACAGAAGTGGCTCGATGCCGTAGAGAAGTACTACAGCGAAATTCTACCCGGATTGGCGGAAGAAGACTCCTGAGATTCGGCATAAGACCCGTTCAGTACAGATGTGGTCCCGCTACGTTGGATCTACAGGAAGGGCACAGGTTTCAGGGTAGCCATAGCAGAAAATGCAGGCTAACTTGGCCCTGGCGTCCAAAACGCTTGCAATAACAGGACTGTGACGACCGCTACACCCGAACCCCAACGACCACGGAAGCATCTCAAGCCGGGACAGATTGATCTCAATCTGATTCCGCCAGATTGGGGTTTAACACCGCTTAATGGTAAGCGGGCTTACGTAGCGGGCTGGACTACCACTCCCTATACCGTCGATCAGATCAAGCAGGAGCTAGATCAGGGTCGCGCCACTGGTGTTGGCCTTTTAACGGGTCAGTGGTCTAATGAAGGCGGCCTGATTTGGGTTGATATCGATGGTCCCGACGCAATCCCTGCGTTAGAAGAACTGGCTGGTGGTTCGTTAGACGTTGTTTTCCCGCCGACACTGACGATTTCATCCGGTAAAGAAGGCCGGATGCGGATGTTGTACAGCGTCCCGACGGCGAAGCTTCCGTTGCTGCCGGATAAGGCGACGATCAAAATCGGAATTCCGTCGTTTGAAATCCTGTTCCGCTCCAGGCAAGGTGCGGTCATGGGCGCTCACCCGGAAACAGACGGTTACTTTACGACACCACATGGCGGCTTTGAATATGCTAAGAACCCCCCCGAATTACCAGAGTGGCTGTACCAAGCTATTGCCAAGGCATTTCCAACCAACAAGTACCGTAAGCCTGTAACAGGTGGCGTCATCACCCAACAGGTGAATCTCACCTATGAGGAAGGTTCGAAATATCAGATCGAGGAGGCTGAAAATGAGGCCAGGGTTTACCTGGAGAACCTCGATCTGGAGCGTGCTGAAGATTACGAGGAGTGGCTTGCGGTTGGCATGAGCCTCCACCAAGTCTCCGAGAACCTGCTCGAGGACTGGGTTGAGTGGTCTTCTACCGCCGATAACTTCCAAGCAGGCGTCTGCGAAGAGAAATGGCGGTCGTTTGAACGGCTGCCCGGTGGACCGAGTCCTGAGGGTGCCAGGGGTCTGCAGACTCTCCGTGCCAAAGCCAAGGAAGACGGTTTCATTGATCTTGGCGGCTTTGTTGTTGAGTCGCCAGAAGTGCTTGCGCAGAAGGCTGCTGAGCTGTTCGGTGATGACGAAGAGCCACCGATGCCACGAGGCAACTATGACTTCAACCGGAAAGTCAATCAGATGCTTGGGGGTCCTGAAGAAGACGATGAAGAAGAAGTTCGTCAACGCGTCAACGGTAAAGGCCGTCCCAGGACTCCGCCTGCCTCGGAACTAGCCGAGACGGTCACTGTGATGATGAAGCAAAGCGGATGGTTATACGATCCAAAGTTCGACATCTTCATGTTTTATCAGAGTGATTCTGGTACTTGGCGACGTGAAAACCATGCAAATGAGTATAAATACGCAATTCAGGATCTTTTCCTGTTTGAAAAGAATATACAAGTCCCTGGTGGCTTTACATCTCACCTACTGACCGATGTATGTAACCTCACGAAAGCATATCTTCTCCACGATTATTGGGACGATGACCCCGATAAACTAGCCTTCAAGAATGGCGTTTTAGAGATCAGTACAGGTGAATTCCTGGCGCATGACCGGGAAAATTACATGACGTGGGGTCTTGATTTCAACTATGATCCCGGTGCTGATCCCGGTCCAATTATTGAGTGGCTTCAGCGTACCCAGTATGGTGATGAGGGCCGGGTCCAAGTGTTGCGGGCCTGGCTGCGGGCCTGTTTGGTGGCACAAGGCCAGGAATTGCAGCGCTTCCTCGAAGTGATCGGTCCTGGTGGCCGAGGTAAGTCCACCTTCGCCAATCTGTGTTGCGCCATGGTTGGCAGTGGTAACTATGCCAGCACCACCCTCAACCAGTTAGAGCAGAGTCGATTTGAGGTGGCATCGATTAAGGGTAAACGGATGACGCTGATCAATGATTCGGAGCGTTATGGCGGTTCTGCTCAGATCTTTAAGGCTTTGACTGGTGGTGACAACCTCCGTTTCGAGGAGAAAAACAAGAACGTCGGTGAACCTTTTGTGTACACCGGTATGGTCATGGTGGTGGCCAACGAACCGATTCAGACCACGGATAATACTTCTGGTTTGAGTCGCCGTCGCCTCACGATTGAATTTAATCGCCCGCTGTACGACAAGAGTTCGGAGGCCAAGGAGATGATCAAGCTCGATCAGGGCATCGTAAAGGGCTTATGGAAGCATTATTTACCCGGCTTAGTGAACTGGGTGTTGCAGATGAGCGACGATGAAATGCGTCAGTATCTGCTCGACACCTACGAAATGGTGCCTTCGCTAAAGAGGGTACGAAATGAAATCCTCCTGAACAGCAATAACCTCGTGGAATGGCTCCAATCGGAGATCGTTCTAGACGACAAGGCTGTTACTGCTGTCGGAAAGCGCATCCCTGCTGCTAAAGACGCCGGGGAACGGTATCACAACTCGAAGTATCATTTGTATGCCAGCTATTGCTCGTATTGCGAGGACACTGGCAGTAAACCTGTCGGCCAAAAGCGCTTCATCGCACTGGTGATGGACTGTTGCACCAACCAGCTTGGTTTTAAAAATATTCGGAGCTTTTCTAAAGGTGGTAGGCCCTTTATCAAGGGTTTAGCTATTCGGGCTTCTGACCCCAAATATGACCGTTTTCCGACTATCTTGCCTGAAGGTAAAGAATAATTCTTGTAAAATTTAAGGGCAGCGGAGCGTCAACTCCCTGCCCAACGGTAACCACTTCTACTGGTCACATGAATAGTATAGACGGGCTCAAGACCTGCCGCAAAGGTCTGCATCAATATCCGGCGGATAAAAAGCGATGCCCAGAATGCAGTAGGGCAAGTAGTCGGCGGTGGCGACAGAAAAATCCTGATCGGAGACAGGAGTACAACCGGCAGTGGCGAAAACAGAATCCTGATTATGATCGACTTTATTACCAGCAAAATCATGAACAGCAGCTGGAATATGATCGACGTTATCGCGAACAGAATCGTGAGCGGATGCGGGAACTAGAACGCCTTCGCTACAAGCAAAATTCGGAACAGCAACGAAAAAAGAGTCAGCAGTGGCGCCAACAGAATCCTGAGCGACAAAGAGATAACAACCGACGTTGGCGCGAGCAAAATCCAAACTATAGTCAACAGTGGCGCGAGCAAAATCCTGATAAAACTCGCGCATACAAAAGTCGCCGTCGAGCGCTACAAAAACAAGCTGCACCTCCATGGGCAGATTACACTGCAATCAATGCAATCTACGACGAAGCCGTACGCCTGGAAAAAGAAACAGGAATTAAATACGAAGTTGATCACATCTACCCACTTCAAAGCGATTACATGTGCGGCTTACACGTGGAAACAAACCTTCAGATTTTAACTGTAGAGGAAAATAGATCAAAAGGTAACCGCACGTGGCCAGGTCAACTTGAGTGTCAGCGTTTATCACTTAAAGAAAATGGTTTTGATTTGATGGATTGATAAGTTCCCGACTGTTCTCCCTGAAGGCCGAGAGGACTAGACCTAAGCTAGCCCGAACAGTTCCTTCAGTTCCGCCACGGTCAACCCAGCGGCGTTCAGCTTCTGTTCAGTGGTGATCACGGGGTTACCTCAGGTTCATCTGCCGGAAGCGGTTCGTTGCCTTCGGCTAGCCAGGCGACAAAATCGGGATACTCAGCACTGCAGGTCAGACGGCAAACGCCATCGTCATCAATGCGAGCGTAGATCTGAGGATCTTCAGGGTTGAATTTGGGAAGTTCTTTGTAGGTCATAGCTCAGCACTCCAGGCGAGGTAACCGTCTCCAGTGTTTTGTAAGGATAAGAAACTGCAGTTTCCGGCAGTCAATCCGCTGGCAACAGAAACTCGAAGTGTTGCAGTATTTAAGGAACCAGTTTGATGCGTCGGAACTGCACTTGCAGTAATAAATGACCCGTTGCTGCTTAAAACTTGATAATCTGCTGCAGTACCAGATTGTTCAAGAGCTGTGGGCGAATCTCGCATCGTAACAGGATACTGAACCATATAATCTCCAGTGCCAGTGCCGATAGCTTGTCCCACGCCAATACGAATATCGACACTAGCGTTTCTGGTAATTCTGTAGTAATACCTCTGACACAACGCCAGCTCCTGTCCGTAGCTTCTGCGTTCAAACGGGGTGGCGACGGTTCCTGGTTCAACCTGCACCTGCGCGAGGTCCAGCGTATAGGTGCTGTTGATCGGCACCATAAACGTGAGACCAACGTAGTGATTAGTGCCGATGGTCTTGCCACTGATTGAGCCAACGTTGACGGTGTAGGTGTATTTCGTCCAGCTTGCGTTCAGCGCAACATTGGTTGCCAACGTGTAAGCCACTTGAGTAGAGCCGCCAGATCCAAAGGTCTGGGTTAGATAAATGTTGGGCAGGGTGCCTGTGCCCTTAGCATAAAAACTGATTGTTGCTGTTCGTCCTGCCAGAGTGCGTACGTCCTCAATGCGCTGCTCGACATAGCAGCTACCCGTAGTTTGCCCACTCGGGGCGGAAGTAATTTGCCAACGCAGGAAATAAGTTGGTTCACCAGGAACGTCTGTCTGACCAGCAGTAAACGCTTGCTGCGAAACAGAACCATTACCACCAGTGCCGGCTGAACTGAAAACCCAACGATCAGGCCAGTAGAAGTTGCTAATTGGAGCCACCCATGTCGCTGTGCTGGTCCCTCTTTGCCAGATGTCGAAGTTGCCGTTGATAATGCGGTTCCTAGTGCCAGCAAGTGGTCCGCCGTTTAGGCTATTTACAGTCGCGTCATCAAATGTTACATCCTGACTGGCTGTACCCGCGATTAATTGAGCTTTAGTTTGTGACATCGCTATTACCTTCTGAATTCATTTTACAAGAGCAGGACTTGCATTTTTTGCACCACGTTTTATCCCCAGGGATTGGCTCAGTGCCGTACGGAAAGTCATCGTAATCTTGCTGATTACGTAACCAACGCGCAAACTCTTCAATGTACTTTTTGATGAGTTGCGTAGGCATATCAAAGAAAACTAGGCAGCTGCGGCCCCTTGGGGCCAGGAGGCTTTAGTGGTTTGAAATCGCGCCTGATTAGCTCATCCATATAAGGCGAATCAAGATGCGGAGTCTTGATTATAGCATTCGGCGGAGAGTAGCGAATAGTCCGAGAAATCAAAGGTCCACCCTGTTCTTGGGCATACTCTTGTTTAAAGCCAAAATCCGGAATATTTTCACCTGCTTGGCTATAATCTTGCATACCGCTAGCGTATTGCTGCAAGAAACCAATAGCGTTATTTTTTCCACCAAATTGTACTGGAAAATCGTTATCGATCAGCATAATCAGAAAAGGGTCCTAATATTCGGGCGCTTCAGGAATTCAGCAGCTTTCTCACCAGTCGTCTGGAACGCGGGCATGCCTTCGCCAGTGGTCTTAGCAGCTTGGAACGGTACAACACCAGAAAACTCGGCCGAAACCTTCTCACCTTGTGTATTCCAAGGAGCAGGAACGCCATTCGCAGCCATCGAGAAGCTGTCGATGTCACTCAGCGGTTGAGCGCCCGCCTCATAACCAGGGGTTACAGGGGCTTCGGTAGGTGCAGCAGCTTGCTTTTTAGCGTAGAGGCGCTGGGCAAGCATCGGGTTAGCGGCAGCCCACTTGGCCAGGTCAGAACCTTCTGCGTAACCGAGACCTTTCTGAATCTCAGGCATCTGAGCACGGCCCATGGCGCTTTGAGCACGGTAGTAGCTCGAGAGCGGTACGTCCTGAGGTGCAGTCAGCTCACCCGCTAACGCCTTCATCTGACCCACGTCAGCCGGTGCACCTTTACCACGGGAAGCAGCGCCGAAGTACTGATCCATCTCAGGAGTCTTGAAGTAACGCTCGAACTGACCTTCTGGAGTTTGGGCGTACTGCTTGTAGGTATCGCTCTTCCTGCGATCTACGTTACCTGCTCCGTCAAGTCCAGAAACAACAGTTCGCTCGTTCTCGGGGCCGATGAAACGACCGGAGCGCCTGTCAAAGTATCCGATGCCAGGCTGAAGATAAACGTCTTGAGTTGGTCCCTGCTGTCCGGTTGGAGCTGCTACTGCGGCCCGACCAATTTGAGGTAGCTGACCACTCAAAAGATTTGTGTAGTCTTGCGCAGCTTTTTCGCTACTTAAATATTGACCTGCACGACCAAGTTTGCGTCCTACGCCTTGCAACAGTCCCCAGATTTGTCCAGGCACTGCCTCAACGTTAGCCGCAGCCTGACGGGAAAACGGCCCTGTTTGCTTAAAATCGGACACTTCTAACTAAACAATCCTTTCTTACAATAATAGTAGGCCTAAATAAAACCATGGAAGTTATTCAAACCTACCCGAATGGGACCACGATTGAGTTGGGAGTCGATAGCCATGGGAATCAGGTCCATCGCGTCTGCACGGCGGGTGGATCGATGTGCCGCTACGTAGAACCAATCCACTGCGCCATGGTTTACGCGCAGCAGTTCGAGGAGCCGTACGCGATTAAGCCCGAATCAGAGTGAGTCTCACGAGAAAAAAGTGAGAAAACGTGAGGGAGAGCGTGAGAAGCGGTCAGAGTCGTTGTGCTGCAACGGATTTTGAGTTGCACTCAGTATTTCCGTTTTATACCCCTCTACCCTTAAGCGCTTGAGAGGTTGGGTCTGGGTCTAAGTGTATATATGTACATTCTGTGCATGTACACTCAGACCCAAACCCAGTCAGATAAGAAAATATATAAACCCTAGGTAACACTGGAAATACTGACTGTACATGAAAACCCTTGACACAAGGGCAATTCCGCTGCTACCGTCCGGTTTAAGCGCACTGACCCAATGAACATCCACTCCCTCTTCCGTGACGCTGGCGTCTCCAGGGAGGAATTGGTGGCATTTGTCAAGAGCATTGAAATATGTTGTAAACTACATGGGAGGGATTCCTGCTGGTCGATAGACCGAGCGCATCACGCAGCCTTCTCGGGATTCAACACGGCAAATCCCAAGAATCTCCGCTACTGCGGAGTAGACGCAAGACCTTTGATCCTCTCCATCAGCGGTCAGTTCCAACCGGATGAGTCTCACGTTGCGATTCGTAAGTCCATTTGCAAATCTCAGTACTGCCTCAACCCCGCGCACTACTACTGGGGGACCAAGAGTGAGGTGGCGTTGGAGGGGCAGCGGAAGAAGAAGGACGGTCTGACTCCAGATGTGATCCGTGCACTCCAAGAAGGGCGTAGAGAGGGGAAGCGGGTCCTCGATCTGGCGCGTAAATATAAGGTTGCTTATCACACAGCACGGCGGATCTGCGCGGGCGAGACCTACGAAACTCAAAATAAGACCAGAGAATCCGTGCCAGATCAGGAGCTGTGGGCATTAGTCGATGCCATTTGCAAGGAACTAATCTCTCGCTATCCTGAAGAGGCTAGAGAGTATCGATTAGGGGTCTACGTGGCAAACGAACTTGAATGCCCCTGGCACCAACGAGGCGAACCAGGCCACAAAGGTAACTTCGGCCTCATGGGCGAGTGCCTGGACTGTATGGAGGAAGTCAGAAAGGGACGCTGTTCTGTCGATGTAACTAACTTTGATATGCAGTGGTACTGGCAAGTAAAACGCTTCTGGGAACAGGTTGAAATTAGAGGAGAGGATGAGTGCTGGCCTTGGAATGGTGCCACGCGTCGAAACGGGAACGAGTCGCTTGCCTATTTCCCTAGCCCGTTCCACTCAGGTAAGACTCAGTCTGCCTCCAGGGTGGCATTCTGGTTGAGCCGAGGCTATACCGGGAAATACAAAGTCTTCACCAAGCCGGAGTGCGAATCCTTCTGCTGCAACCCCCGTCATCTCCATATTCGGGAGTTCAAAGACATGCTTGACCCCGCTAAAATTGGAGAAATTCGACTGAACCACGGTGACATCTTCGCCCACCACCGAAAAAATCTACCAGAAAAGCAGCCAGGTGTTTCCCAGCAATCACCACCTGCCTGAGAAGAGTTATTATGGATGCGTCAAGATCGGTAAGTCTTATCACTACACAGACTTCTATCCGACTCTTGATGAAGCAGTAATTGAACTCCGCTGCCTCGAGAAACGCCTTAGCTACGAGTTAGTTAATACCGTCGAAATGGAGGGTATGTATCCCCAGCGTGCTATTCTTATTGAAGAAGCATACCAGAAGTCAGGCCGTACTAACGGCCTTTACACTGGGCTAATGACGGAAGATGGCGAGGTTTCTAACAACAATTCCGACGAATCTGGGGTTCTTTAATTTAGGTACTGTACAAGCTTATCCCACAGGAGGTACTGGACCTACAGCCTATGGGCCTACGAGCTACTACGGTAGTGACCCCTTACCAGAACAACCTGGAGATTCGATATACACCGCAATCAATCTTGGTGATTTCTCCGGTGTATTCCGAACGGTCACATTAACCAATAGTCATGGTGGATTGTCTCGTAAACAGTCCACCTTTTACCGTTTTACGCTGCGGCGCCCAAGGTCTGTACAATTTGCACAGAACTTTAGCCAATTCGCATATACAGAAAATACCAACAGAAACACACTTCTTGCATTCTATAAAATTGAAGACGGAAATAGACGGGAAGAATTACCAATCAATGATCAAGGTTACGTCTATACTTCTACGGCGATTGACTACGAGGAAATTGCAACACCAACAGCAGATTATCCCAACGTTCGTTTAGGTCCAGGGGAGTACCTCTTCCTGATCACCAACGATATACGCTACCTCGAAACGACTTACTCAATCTCTATAGCTATTGCGGTAACAGATTGGAGGTTTGTAAATGAAGAGATTGAAGAGTCTCTTGATTTCGATTTAGTTTCGGAAGGAACTGATGAAATCATTGATTTTGGCGCGATCTAGCACTTATTGTTTTAAGCTGCTAAGCTACACAAATCGATTATGGAACGATGAAAGTCATCACCGCAGACCAGTTCGAGCGCGATTTCGAAGCCATTATCGACGATGTAGCAGATAATAAGCAGTACTACCGCATACAAGGTGAACAGGGAGACTTTATGCTGGTCCCCTACAATGAATATGAAGTTTTAAAAGAGACTTATAAGGAGTGGGTCGAGGAGCCGAAAATCGACCCCGACCCTCTCCCTATCCAATACATTGGAGATGCTGAACCTGAGAAGTTCAGCTGATCAAGTCACAGTGCGTTTAGCCCAAGACGGAGTTTCTGAAATTGTAGGCTCGGGGGGCTTGCGGCCTAACTTCTGCATAGCTTCAGCATACGCTTTTTGAGCGTCAGTCAGCTCACCCTCGACAGCCTCTCGGATCGGCTTGTACGGATCCTGTACGCCTGTAGTTTGCTCGATAGCCTTATCGCCAGTAGGTAATGAGGCTAAATAGGCAGCCGACTCTCGTGCACGAATACCTGCTTGACGCGCACCAAGCTCCTCAGGTGTACCGACTTCAGTGAAACGCTGCGATTGCAGTTTGCCGGTTTCTTCCTGAATACGTTTTAACTGTCCGGCTAAGTCCTGGTAACTCTCTAAGGGTGTTACCGATTGGTACAGCGTCGGAGCAGTTGGCGTCGGCATCACTACCTTGGGAGCCGATGGCCTAGAACCACCCATTGTCTTACTTCACTTTTATTTCTATACTGATTCTATCGGTGATGAATCCGTACAAATGCTGAACTCCGATAACGCCCAAGGGGCCAAGAACCAGAATCAACAAGAGCTCAGCATAGGTGATAGGCCTCTTCATGGAAACGAATACCCGTTTATTAAGGAGTTTAGCGAATTTTTGGCTTCTGTGCCAACCAAAGCTTTAAAGCACGTCCTAATGACCTACCAACAAAGGCTAACCGCTAAAACCTTCTGGGAGGCTGAAAACTATGGAGGATCTAAAGAAAAGTGCATAAAGCAGCTTACCGAGATATATGGACCAAACTGGCGTAGCATCACCAGACTCGAAGACCACATGGAAGAGGAACGCGTTTACTGCGAGTACGTACTGATCCTGGATCATATGAAACAGTGGGACAAACATCAAAAATTAGCTAAACTGCGACAAAGCTGAGCTCCTAATGGTCAAAAGCGACGTTGAAAACTGGATAGATTTCCTCGATAAAACCGCATTTGAGGTGAACGACGAAGCTCCTACTACTTACCAGAGCTACCGTTTCGTTAACCTGGAGATCAACGAAGTTACCGTTGACAACTATAAGGATCTGCTCGTGGACTCGCTTGCGATCCAAGTCGAGCCTTTTATTCCACCAATTGGAAGCTTCGAGACGCCAGATCTGAGGCGCTATCTAGAGTTGATCTGTAGCTACGAAACCAGTACGACAGATCTGATGATGGGGCTTTCGCTTGCTGATCAAATCAGGCTTACCTTCAGCGACATGCGTACGAGCACAATCTGTGACCGCTATCCGGATATCGGACTGGCTGAAAAACGACGCTACCGTTGTGTGGCTGAGTATCTGATTCGCCAGGGGGAGCTCACGAAGCTACGCGATGAGAACGGGAAACTCATTAAAAAAATCGGTAATATGCAGAAAGCTGTCGTCCTTTACAAACCGCTGCCGAAACTACTCGAAACTCTGAAGCGGTCTGGACTTGGTCACATGATCAAAAAGAACCAGAGCGCCGAACCAGCAAAATCCGCTGAAACTTGATAAACTAACTCAACTGGAGAGAACAATGAGCGAACGCCGTAAGAAAATGATCAGCAAAATGATGCTGTCAGCCCCCACTGAGGCAGAGCAGACCATGATGAAACTCGTGGTCGAGCGGATCTGCGTCGACATGTGCGATTTTTTTAAGAAATTTTACGGTTTTGAAGGCCCTGGAGCTGTTGTTTATGTCCCCGATGCGGAAAATGAGGATGATTCGATGTTCTATCTACCGGTAGATTCCTTAATGAACGGGCTTAATGATTTTAATAGTCGGGATATGGAGGGTCCTGCAGAAGTAATGAAGAAAGCCATTGCCAGGGCAGAGGCCATTGATCCCGAAAAAGAGGCACTATTTATCATCCAAGACAAAGATCAAATGTCGTTAGTGCATTACAAGTATGACGCTGACGGTACTTCGCTTCTGAAGATGTGAGTTTACATACCCAGCGATTTATGAGGCGGAGCCGGCTCCTAAGTCGGATCCGTCACATTAAAGATGATTGGCTTACTCCAGTTGAATATCTTCCTTACATTGATGCGCTTTTGGGGGATATCGATCTCGACCCATGCTCGACGCATTTTGCCAATGGTCAATTTTTACGGGCAAAAAATATTTTCACTTTAGAAGATGACGGCTTAAATATTCAAGAACCTTGGAAAGGCAAGACTTACTTATTTCCACCTACCTATGGAAGATGCTCCTTCAATAAACAACGTGGAACCTGGAGATGGAGTCTAAGTGCTGGTACAAACGCTAGGGCTCCATCAGTGATCTGGTTTCGTCGTTTGCTGAAAGAATGGAAACTCCGAAATATACCCGAAGCTCTGTTTTACACTACGAATCCAGAAATGATGAGGGTTTGTCCTGAAATGTGGGATTTTCCTATCTGTATGCCGAAAGACCGGGCTAACCTTATTCATGGTAGAGATCTGTACAGGATGCCCTCTCCCGTTTTCTGGGGTTACTTTATCTACCTTCCACCTGTTTCGTTTGGATTCGATCAAATAAATCGATTCCGATCAATATTCAGTCATCTAGGCAAACTTATAACCTAACCTGCACGGAAACCGTTTCGGAAGCTGTATGTACTATCGCCTGGCCCCGCAACAATAAATTTATTTTCTGTTACCGCGTCAGGTCCGTAAGGGAGATTCTGTATTTGTCGGCGACCTTGGATAAATCGCATCACAAAAGCCTTTCCTGCAGTATTATCAACTGAACCTTTGCCACCCTTGTATCGGGCGTCAACGTCGTAATCCTGACTAAGGCGTGTCTCCATTTGTTAATTATCGCAGACCCTAACTATGACTAGATTTCTAGACACTCAAACCCACATCGCACTAATCTGCGACCAAGTGAAAGAATTATTGCTGGAAAAAAACAGGAAATACGGTGACAGCGCTTTAAACCCGACGAGAGTTTTTAGTAAAGCCGATCCAGTAGAACAGCTCTTAGTGAGAATTGACGATAAACTTAATCGAATTAAACAAGGTGCGGGACTCTTGGCTAACGATGAGGATGTGATCATGGATTTAATTGGTTATCTGATCCTTCTCAAAATTGCCTTAAGTCGCAATACAGAGGTAGAAGTGTGATGGAATACGAAGAGTTTTTAGCAAACTATACGCCTGAATTGCAGCTTATTGAGGCTCTGGATCTTCTTCAAAGGGGTAAACCAGTGGAGGCTGCTCAGCTCCTAGAGAGACTGGGCGTTGGGACCACAAGCGGAAAAAATACCGAAGAGATGCGCCACTTGGATCCCACTCCATGATCTTTCGTTCTAGATACTCAATCGCTCGTATCTGAGTCGGTAGATATTTGTATGTTTCTACTATGTTCAGAAGACACCCCTCTGTTTTACACACATGAGGAGTCATTGTCGGAATCTCTTTATCAGCCGTGAAATAAGTATCTAACTCCGTTCTGCGACGATTGACTACTATTTCGCCGCCAGAGCGCCAAATTGTATTGATATGCGGCGACCATTCTCGAATAATCTCTTTTCTCGAAGCGTGCCCGTTGATCAACGCAAGCAACCGACACTTCTTGAACGGCACAATGCCTAGACTATGCGCAAAACTAAGTAAAGCCGCTTTCCGATTTGTATTTAGAGGAACAAAAACATACTCTGCAACTTGATTTGAAAACTCTTTAAGATCCTCAATCAGCTGCTTTTCAATTTGTGCGTACGTAGCCGTCTCTCTTAAGTTAACCCAGTGTTTGCCTAATTTCTGGCTTCCCCAGCCAATGCGCCAAATATCCTCACCGTATTCCTTGTATGAACCATAACGCCCCATACCGAGATGAGTACGGGGCTCGCTATAGGTTTTTATGATGTCAATACCCTTTTGTGTTAGAAAAGGGTAATCCTTCCAAGCCTTACGGGACAACTACAGTTCCGACGTACTGCACCTCACTATACCCATCAAGAGTCAGAAGCACAATATAGTTTTTTGTTGCATTGGTGACCGTAACGCCCACAGCGCCGCCGCCTTTACCTGCTTTAGCGATGTTGCTGAACTTCGTATAACCAGTGGGGGCAGCACCTGCGCTGTAATCGTCTTCTTGAAAAATTTCCACCGTGTTAACGCCTGAGGTGTTGTCTAACGTCACAACAATGTCACCTGTGGTTGAGGGGTTAACACGGAAACCACGGATATTAAGACCTCCGGTGCTACCAGCCGAAGTATTGCCCACGTAGGTTACTTCTGAACCAGAATCGACCTGGAAGGTGTCAAGGGTACCTTTGATGATGCGGGTGGCCATTTTACTTAGGAGATCTGTCCGAGCGTGGAGTAATTAAAGCTGATGTTGGCATCGATGCCGTGGTCTTTAAGGATGCCGAGAAACATCTGTCGATCCAAGGCTTTCTGGTGAAGCACCTCGATGAATGCTTCTTCTAAATCCTCTCGATCCATGTTTTGAATCGCCAGAGCCGCAGCGTGGATTGTGAATTCCACGTCCATCGGCAGATCTACTGCATCCATGGTTGATCCAAACCTTATAGCTATCCTAACAGCGCTGAACTGATCGTCAATCAAACAGGATAAGGAGTCTCTTCTAACGGCTTGAATCGCTGGTCCACTGTAAAATCTGGGATATCAGGTACGCCTTTAGAAGGTTCTGGGCCCCCGTGCTTGACTACGTACTCTTTTAAGAAGCTTTGCGGGGTCCTGTCGCCAATCGTTTGCATCTTGCCCAAGAAGAATGGAACTTAAGCCGTAAATGCTGCCGAAAACCAAACCAAACGTTAAAATAACCAGCTCCACGTTATGGACAGCATTTTGACCTAAGATATTCTACAGAAGGTGATGCCACAGATGAACAACACAATGGAAGGCGAGTTCCTGAGCGCAGCTGTTTCAGGCGCCAGCAGGACACACCTAATTCGTTTATACAAAAAACAATACGGTTTAACGGATAAAGAAATAGAGCAGTTGATTAAACTGTGTTCATTCCGGGAAAAACCGGATATTATCAATTACGCACGTTTTTACGACGCGGCTATTACCTTGAAGGGAAAGAGGATTTGCTACCCTTTTACACAGGTCTATACTTACAATAATCTCGTAACAGAAGAAGAATGTGGTCGGTTAATTGAAAAAATTGAACAGAATCTCAACCCTTCAACTGTAGCAAATAAAGATGATGAAGATTTTATATCTCCCTACAGGACAAGCAAAAGCGCTAATTTAAATTATTTCCACGATGATTTATATCTTGCCGTAGACAAGAGAATAACAGACATTATGGGACTGTACCCGTTTCTAGGGGAATCAATGCAGTGCCAGAAGTATGAAGTTGGACAGTACTATAAAGAACATCATGACTTCTTCACTCCCTTTACTAAGGAGTATGAGACGTACTGCACTTGGATGGGGCAGAGAACGTGGACTGCTATGGTTTACCTAAATGATGTAGAAGAAGGTGGTGAAACATGGTTCAAGCACCTAAAATTACGAGTGAGACCAAAAAGAGGGATGTTAATCGCGTGGAATAACCTTTATCGAAATGGGTTACCTAACTTCAAAACATTACATGAGGCGCTCCCTCCAGTAAGCGGCGAAAAATATGTAATTACTAAATGGTTCAGGAGCTGGAGTTTAATTTAGTTGGCGGCAATACTAAACTTAACGACAGCTCTTACTCCCCCTGTTTCTTTAAAAAAATTCCCCCGAAGATGGCCAACAGGCGCCCCTTCTACGTAATAAATGTACGTTCCATCTTTGGTAATCGTGTTCGAAATTAAAGGTCCAAAATTTGTGCCATCTACGCTCCCGTCTAAGCGAACCACTACGCTTTCGTCAATATCGTAGACAGTAACCGAAAGAGTGTAGTTCCTTGTGGTTAGATAATTAGACACATAAACATCAACTACATCCGTAGTGGCAGGGAACTCCAATTCTGGAAAATCAAAAAAAGCAGTTTGTTGCTTGCTTTCGAAGAAGGTCATAGTGAAGTTATCAATGTATTAAATACGATTATGCCCAAGCACCGATTGAGGTGTCAGCGCCAGAGGCTCCAACTGGATATATTTTGATGTAGCTTCCAGTTTCTGTTGAATACTGTATCCCAGTGCTGGCAGAAAGAGTGTACTGAGGGATAAAAGTGCCACTTGCGTTGACGCTAAAAGATCCTCTAATTTGCACAGAAATGCTATAGGTTGCGATTGTAATACCAGTAGCTAGGTTTATATTGGTAGCCACTGTTCTGAAGCCCAAAACTGGCGTGCTCGCCGTCGCGGTGCTTGTATTAACAGCAGCCACAACATACTGGTAGGCGATGTTGTTAAACGTGGCTGTCCCTCCAAATGAAATGCCAAAGCTATGAGAAGTAGTACCAGAACCCCTGGAAAATCTATATACAGCTTCAAACAAATACACCGTAGATCCGGCTACGGTGACGCTTTCCCCAAAAACGCTTTGGGCCGATGTGCCAGTGCCACCGGGCAATGCACTATTTAGCCTGTAAATCAGGACGGAAGGAGAAAGCCCTCGGCCAGCTGTGGCACTCGGCGTTGTGTAGACGACGTTGCCGTCGTATTCGACTGCGCCAGCCGTTGCTGTCGTCAGGTTGGTGCCTGACTGCATGGTGAGCGGTGACAGCGAAGTGGTGCCAGCCGCAAGCGTCAGGTTGCTTGTCAGCGTACCTCCGGTAAAGCCGCCACTAGGTGGGGCCGCCCAAGTGCCGTCTGCTCTTAAGAAATTGGTGGTGCCACCGCCTGAAGAAGGGGTTAAACCGGCTAGGGTGTCAGTGAACAAGGGCAAAGTGACATCAGTGCCGGTGCTCGACTCAAGAAGCCTACTGCTGGCTGTGTACGACAGATCGGTGCCGGCTTGGGTGTTACTGAGCGTTCCCCCACTTAACGACAACCCGGTACCAACACTAATTTCCTCCGCGACACCTGTTCCTGCGGTTGTTCGACCGAGAAGCCGGTTTGTCGCCATGGAAGTGGAAATGGTCGGCGTAGTTCCTCCACTGCTTGTAATTGGACCAGTAGCCGAAACTGTTGTTACAGGTGCAGTTCCGTTAGAAGCTGAAGTGACCCGTCCTTTGGCATCAACAGTAATGCTGGCGTATGTATAAGAATCTGCTGTTACACCAGTATTTGAAAGCGTAGCTGCAAACGAGCCAGTACCCGAACCGGTGACATCTCCAGTTAAGGTAATAGTCTGATCGCCTGTATTTGTTCCGCTACTAGTACCAGAAAAAGTACCATTCTGCGTCGCAAGAGTTCCGAGGCCTAGAGTAGTTCGCTGAGCTGCTGCATCTACGTCATCTAATAAGGCACGTCCAGCTGATGTGCAAGTAATCTCCTCGATAACACCGGCGCCTGAGCTACTGCGGCCTAATAATTTATCGGTTGCAGATACGTCTTGAATCTTGCCATAGGTGACTGTACTGTTGTCGATTGTCCAAGTAGCACCTGACGAAGAAACAGTAATATCACCTTTGTCACCATCAGTTAATCCAACAACATTAGAAGATAGTGTTCCACCAGAGAGACTTAAACCTGTACCGACACTGATCTCCTCCGCAACGCCTGTTCCTGCAGTAGACCGACCGAGGAGCCGGTTGGTCGTCATCGACGTAGAAATTGTTGGGGTAGTTCCTCCACTACTGGTAATTGGACCAGTAGCAGACACTGTTGTTACAGGTGCAGTTCCATTAGAAGCTGAAGTGATTCGTCCTTTAGCATCAACAGTAATGCTGGCGTATGTATAAGAATCTGCTGTTACACCAGTATTTGAAAGCGTAGTTGCAAATGAACCAGTACCTGAGCCAGTAACGTCACCGGTCAATGTAATAGTCTGGTCACCTGTATTTGTTCCACTGCTCGTGCCAGAAAAAGTACCATTCTGCGTCGCAAGAGTTCCGAGGCCTAGAGTAGTTCGCTGAGCTGCTGCATCTACGTCATCTAATAAGGCACGTCCAGCTGATGTGCAAGTAATCTCCTCGATAACACCGGCGCCTGAGCTACTGCGACCTAATAGTTTATCGGTTGCGGATACGTCCTGAATTTTGGCGTAGCTAATTGCACTATTATCTACCGACCATGTGGCCCCTGATGCGGAAACAGTAATATCGCCTTTGTCTCCGTCAGTTAATCCAACAACATTAGAAGATAGTGTTCCACCAGAGAGACTTAAACCTGTACCAACACTGATCTCCTCCGCGACGCCCGTTCCTGCAGTAGACCGACCGAGGAGCCGGTTGGTCGACATGGAGGTAGAAATAGTCGGCGTTGTGCCCCCACTGCTTGTGATCGGGCCAGTAGCGGCTACTGAAGTAACAGGAGAAGTACCGCTTGAGGCAGAGGTAATCCTGCCTTTAGCGTCGACTGTTACAGTCGCATACGTATAAGAATTTGCGGTGACACCTGTATTTGAAAGCGTAGCTGCAAATGAACCAGTGCCTGAACCGGTTACATCTCCAGTTAAGGTAATAGTCTGATCGCCTGTATTTGTTCCGCTACTAGTACCAGAAAAAGTACCATTCTGCGTCGCAAGCGTTCCGAGGCCTAGAGTAGTTCGCTGAGCTGCTGCATCTACGTCATCTAATAGGGCACGTCCAGCTGATGTACAAGTAATTTCCTCGATAATACCAGCGCCTGAGCTACTGCGACCTAATAGTTTATCGGTTGCGGATACATTTTGAATTTTGGCATAAGTAACAGCGCCATTATCGATCAGCCAACTAGTACCGCTTCCTGAGACGGTAATATCGCCTTTATCTCCATCAGTGACGCCAGGGGTTCCCGGAGGTCCCTGCGGGCCGGCCGTTTTTACCTTGACAATTTTGCTATTGACCGCATTGACAACGGTTTTATTGGAGTTCGTGGTAATAATAATGCGGGTCATGACGTATATCCCTCAGATACGTAAAATGTCCCCTGAATATAGTAATCTTTAATCCCACCAGGACTTGTCAATAGGACATCGTAGTAACACTTATCAACGGTCAACGTAGCCGTTTGCGTATCTGTCAAACTCAACTTAACTTGCCCTTTCGGCCTGTTTACATAAGTGACCGTAAAATCTAGATACTTAACTGTTCTATCGACATTCCAGAGCTGAGAAGCAACTGTCCAACCAGTTAAATCAATCGGATTCTCATCGTCATCTTCAAACTGCAAATCCATGTCGTAAACAGCACGACGTTGTAGTTCGTCATCATAACGCGCTGGACGTACCGACATTTTTTAACCGTTGCAATCTAGTAACGATTTTAACAGCCATTGGAATTTTTTATGTGCCCGACCTCTTTCTACACCTAAATCGAGGGTAAGTTGATCACCCATCATCTCTGATTTTGCGGCTAAATCCTCAAAGCGCATGGCCAACGAATTATGATTGGCCGCCAATTGAGCGATAATCCCCTCTTGGTTGAAACAATCCTCTAAAGGGATAGAAGGCAGCGTTGAATAAGTAAGGTCTTCAACTGTTTTAGGAGTGGCAATATTTAACGAACGGATATGCTCAGCAATTGTGTCGATCCCTGCCTGCATTTCTTCATAAATCGCCTCAGTCAACTTGTGAACTTGATAAAACTTGCCTCCCATTAAGCCCCAGTGAACCAGTAGGGTCTGCTGGTACAGGTGCATGGAGTCCCGCAAGCACTGCACTAAATGGCAATAACAAGATGATTTGGCTTCTTCTTCCTTAATCTTTGCCACTTTAATTACCATTTTACGCGATCAGCCCAGTAGGCTGCAGATCCTTTGCCCTTGGCAATATTCTTGGCGTGCCTCGCTTTGAAGCTGGCACGCTTTTGTTTCATTCTAGCTGACTCACCTTCCTTCGGCTTCCCGGCTGTTTCGGCTCCTTGTTCACCAAATCGGATTATCTTTTCACCGCCAGGCACATCATCTCCGCACGCTTTTACAACGTGAGATTTGGTTGGATGATCTGGAGTACGTACCGGCTTGTTACACTGTAATCGATCTTTTGCTAGCCGCTTAGCTTTAGCTCGATCTGCCATCTTTACACCACGATTTGACCAGCAGCTGCCTTTGTCTTGATGTCATCGGCAATAGCACCATGCGCCAGCTGCTCAAAACCGGAAGGGATCCGCTCTTTACCAAGCTTTACAATCATATCTTCGACCTTCCCCTCTAGAAACTGTTTTGCGTTAGGTCGCGACCCAGCCGATGTAGTAATCATTGGATATGTACGGGACCGCAGAGTCCGCCGAAGTTAATTTAATTGAGCAGGGTCTCTGCTCCATCCACTTATTTAGTTTATCAAGCCTCTGCTCGCAGTAATTTGGATTACCATCTGTATAAAAAACAGATAAAGGTAAAGAACCCTTGTTTCTGTTGCAACGACAGCAACAGCAAACCATATTATTTTTTACGTTTTGACCACCTTTGTGTTTGGGCACGACGTGATCGATTGTCGCCGTGTCCTCTGTTAACTGCTGATCACAATAAGCACATTTCCATCCCCACTCTTCAAAAATGTGTTGACGGAACTGACGGCGGGCCAGTTTTGGGGTCAGCGCGACTAGATTGACCAAAAGGTCATCTGCACAAAGGTACATGGTTTGTCATGCATCCATAACAAAACTGTAGGGTGCACACATCTCTCCAATCCGCTAATATTCGAGCGCTAGCCACCATGCCGGAACGGTCTACGGATCGCACTTAAAATGCGTCGGGAGTTTCTCCCTTGTGGGTTCGAATCCCACTGGTGGTATCTAAATTCACATAGTTTAAATTTCCGCAGACTTAGTTCTGTGCGTGAGCGTCGAAAAGACTCGAGCAGCCAATAAACGAGCACGTGAAGCTAGACGCCAGTGGTATCAAGCCTTGATGGAAGGGCGTCAATGTGAACTTTGTGGTGAAGATGACCCAGTCACACTGGATTGGCATCACCGTGATCCGACTCAGAAGGAGTACTCAGTTGCCAAAATGTGGAAGGATCGAGGAAGGCAGTCGATATTAGACGAAATCGCCAAATGTCAGTGCCTGTGCTCCAACTGTCACAGGAAGGTGCACAGAGACCTGCGGCTTCAGTCCGTCAAACCGATGTGATGTAGAAAAACATCCTCTTCCTCATCAGCTGGGTCGTAATCCGCGTCCTCGAGAAGACGGAGGACAAAGTAACGAATGCGGTCGGTAACCCACCGAAGATCTTCTTCTGAAACGTCACAGACAATGGCGTCTAGACGAAGCTCTCGAGATGGTTCACGAATGTGATCTGCCAATAACTCAAGAGCTCGGTAGCGTCCTCGGTTTAGTTCCCCTAGCATTTCATCCCATCGCTGCAGCAAGTTTATTTTCATCCTCAGCATCTTTCAATTTTTCTTTGAGGATGCTGAGGATTTCAAGGGCTCCTTGAACTTTCAAGAAACCTTCCTTGGTTGCGATCAATGAGGATTCAGCGGCACGAATGTCTTTGGCTAGGCTGTCTAATTGTGCTCGAAGGCTGATTTCTAGTTCGTTGATTAAGTCCAACATGGTCATCGAAATGCATTAAGAGTCTAACTGATTACTTTTTGAGGAATTTAAATCCGACCCAACACCACCCACTGGCTCCGCCGCCAGGGCAAAATCGCCCCTCAAAATTCTTGTAAGAATACCGGATATTGCGTCCAACAGTAGGGCCTGTCTTTTCCCAACCACCGTTCACCATATCCAGCTCCCCGTAAGGGTCCTGAACTAACCAACTTTTTTTATCATATCCAGTAATAACAACGAAGTGCCCGCCGCCAGTAGGACGAGCAGCAGTTCCATGATGAAGAATACCGGCAGCAACAGGGAGTCCTTTGTCAATCTGCGCTTTAACAATGTCAGCGTCTGCAGTTGTAATAAAATTAGCACCAACTCCTAATTCAGCAAGAGCCCGGAAGTGTGGCTCTCTGTGGGTGGTATCCCCATATTTGTTGACGATCCTCAGGTAATCTAGATCGTCGTTGATGCCTGGGGTATCGATGTACTTCAGACACATGGCAATGCTGCTGGTCTGGCACTGACGCCAGCCCTCTGGGCCGTTGTCGCGTTGGTAGAAGTAAGGGAAATTACGAAGGTAGCGCAGATCCCCGTCGACGGCATACGGGTGCATCGAGTTATCTGTGATGAGCCCCTTCCAATGCTTGTCGAACACCCACCAGTTACCGAGACCGAACCCAAACTCAAGGAGGGTATGTCCATCCTTACGGTCTAGGACATGGCAGTTGCGGTATGTGCGGACACCAGAAACGTTGGCCTTCTCGTCGTTCGGTAGTTCATAAGACGGGATCGGTTTCTTCTTGAGCCAGGTCTGCTGAATAGATGTAATTTCAATCAAACCAGTCTTCGGTCGCGGTGGTTCTTTACAGAATAATTCAACTTCGGCGGAGCGACGGCGTTTTAAACCTTCCAGAGGTTTGCCGTTCGCTTTGTCCCAGCGGGGGAGTTCCGCTTTAGCGACAGTGCAGGGATCTTCACCAGAATTGAGACGGCGTATAAGGGTAGATGAGGTAAACGCACTTACGCCAACGTTAAAGGCAAACGCGACCAAAGCGTCGAATTGATTCTGCTCGAGCTTGATGGTAACATTCTTATTGATCGTGTCTTCAAAGCGGATTAGATCCTGTTTAAGTAGGTATTCGGCTCTCGATGCCTTAACCTCCATACCTTCTTTTACATCTGGCCCGGTGTGTCCGTAGCCTATTGTCCACACGCCAGCGGGACATAAATAGCTTTTAGTGCGGAAACCTTCGAATTGTTTAATTAAATCGACGCCAACCTGAGATGTCTTCATGGAAGTTTTGTAGTTACTTCCAGTTTACATATCAAATTTATTCAGCGTTACGAGATAAGCTAATCAACGTTGTAAGTACTCCCATCATTACGGTAATGGTACGAGAGTCGACATCGACGCATCCCATAGGCGCAGGATCAATCTTTTCACTTTGATCTGTACCTACATATTTGGCATACCAAGGCCAGACGGTAGGAAGAACATAGAACCGGCAAGAACCCCACTGAAGTACAGATACAACAAGAATGGCTGTAGAACAACCAACAATAGAGCGCCACAGCCAGTTAGTCATTGTACTTTATTGAAGAAGACCAAACAGTTCCTTCAGTTCCGCCACGGTCAACCCAGCGGCGTTCAACTTCTGTTCAGTGGTAAGCACTGGGGCGGGTTCGGGTTCAGGGGCAGGCTCAGGCGTGTTGCCTTCAGCGAGCCAAGCGAGATACGCCTGGTAATCGGTGTTGGCAGGGTCTCGGGGGATAAAGGCGTTATCAGAAAGGCGAAGGATGGTGTCGCTGGTGGTGAGTTGGTAGGTCATTGGTTACAGCTCAATGGAGGCAGCCCAAGTTACGGTTGTGTAAAAGTAGCTTCCGCTTGTTGGAGGTGACGAAGTTCCACCAACACTGGGTCCAAACCCTTGCAAGCTATTATATTGATTTCCAAGGTTCCAATTTGTGATATAAGTTCCAGGGGAAAAATTGGTATTGGTGGTTGGAGTCCCAAAACTAATAGTAGGAAATGCGCGCTTACTTGCATTGAAGCCAACGTTCGAGGAAAACCAAATGCCGTTGCCATAAGTAGTTGTATAGCTAAAGCTCAGCACAAGAGAGCCGGTCTCGTAGTACCTCTGACACAACGCCAGCTCCTGCCCGTAGCTCCTGCGTTCAAACGGGGTGGCGACGGTTCCGGCTTCGAGTTGGACGCCCGTGACGCGGAATGTCGAGCCGTTGGTAGAGATCGGATCAACAGCACCAGTGACAGACCACAGTGATGATCCAGACCAAGCGCCTGCTGTGCCTTTGAATGAGCTACCAACGCCAAGTGAAAAAGCCAGGTTGATACCAACGCCGGTATCAGTCAACCAAGTACCACTTGTGTCCCCGGTGATCGAAACTGTTTTTTGCTCCCAAGTATTTGCGGCGCTGATTGAATAACTGAATGGGTAGCTGCGATCCCCAGCAGAGTTTCTGACGACACCTCCAAAGGTTCCGGTAAGCGAGGAGAATACCCAAAACGAAAGCGTAACCGCTTTTGCACTAGCAGTACCCCAGGCAAGATCGGAAACGTTATTACCTTCAATACGCTGAGCAATGATGTATCGCTGAGATGCACCAATCGAAGCGTCTGCAGTGGTAACTGTCGCCAGCAATGAGTTGGTAAAACCAGCCGGTGCGCTAGTGCTTGAGGCAAGCGTAAAAACACCATCAGTAGCTTCTCCGGTACCGAGCCAGCGATCTACTGAGTAGAAATTGGTCGATCCGTCATTAACTGTTTGAGTTGCGTTTCTCTGATTGATCCGCATATCACCGTTGATGATGCGGTTGCGGGCGCCACTCAGTGGTCCGCCGTTAAGGCTATTTACTTGTGCATCTCCCGCCACATGTAACAAAGTAGCTGGGCTCGAAGTTCCAATGCCCACTCGATTATTAATTGCATCAACATAAACAGTGTTACTGTCAATATTGATTGATCCACTAGAATCAACAGTTGCTCGGGAAACACCAGCCGTAACAATACCAAGCTGATTCGACGCTGGGTTATAAATACCTGTATCCAAATCTGTATCGAACGTAATGCTAGGCGTAGAAGCAGAACCGCTAGGGAAATTAGCGCCAACGTTAATGTAATCAGCACCGGCGAGTATTACGCCGAAGAAGTCCTCTCCTGTGTTAGGCGCAGAACTAAAAACAATACTGCCGCCACTCAAACGAAAACCTTCTGCGCCAGTATCATCAGGACGTTGTACAACGCCGCCGACTGAGATCATGCATTGATTAGAACTCAGCGGCGCAGGAACTGGGGCAACACCCCCAACAGTCAGCGCAAATGAAGTGGTTACACCATTAAAAGAACCACTGATGTCATCGATGTTGGTGTAGCTTGGGTATGCAACCTGAAGGCTCTGCCCGATATACACAGCGTGTTTTTCCGTTTAGTCTTATTCTACTTTAAATTAGACCAAACAACTCCTTCAGCTCCGCCACGGTCAACCCAGCCGCTTCTAGCTTCTGTTCAGTGGTGAGCACTGGGGCGGGTTCAGGTTCTGGTGCAGGCAAGGGGGTGTTGCCTTCATCGAGCCAAGCAAGGTACGCCTGGTAGTCGGTGTTGGCGGGGTCAGGGGGGATGAAGGCGTTATCAGAAAGGCGAAGGATGATGTCGCCTGTGGTGAGTTGGTAGGTCATGGGTTACAGCTCGGCGTTAAACGTCATCGTCGCTGTTGCGCTTGCCGTGCGAAGTATGCACCCAGCGTTGGCGGTAGTGCCTGAGCAACTTAAGTTCACGGCAACAGCAGTGGGGCTGGCCAAATCTAAAACTATAGCTGTGCCGGAACGACCAGATGATCCAGAATCCATAATTGCAAACGTGTTTGCTGCAGTGCTAGAAAAAGTTGGCGTAGCCCGCATTGCTACAGGCAGCGCGGCTGAAGTTTTTCCAATGGTAGCAGTTTCGTATCCGCTGCCAAAGGGAGCGTTATCACTATTACCAAAAACCCAGCAATACCTCTGACACAACGCCAGCTCCTGCCCGTAGCTCCTACGTTCAAACGGGGTGGCGACGGTTCCTGGTTCGAGCTGGACGCCCGTGATCTCAAAGAAATCGTTGGCTCCTGCAGTACCGGTTAGACTACCTTGGAAAATGACGCCAAGTTGCGTAGCGGATGCGCCGACAGACCCGGTAAGCGTGAACTTCTGCCAAGAAGTCGTCAACGTAGCACCACTATTGATGATTGCAGTCTGTCCTGTCCAAGATCCACTCATAAAAGAACTTGCAGACTGGTCTGTTCCGGTTCCCGTGTAAACGGCGGCAGTCAGCCCACTGCCGGTTGCTGAATAGTTTGCACCAGCCCTAGCCCAAAACGAAAGTGTTACCGAGCCGCCAGCCAAATCGGTGCAGTTAAGCGTTTCTAAAATCTGAATGACAGACAAGTTACCAGTCGCAGTTTGGCCACTTGTTCTCTGAGCACGAGCGCAGTTGGTAAAACCAGCCAACCCTCCAGTGGACTGCTGGCTCAGTGTTCCTGTGACGCTAGTGCTGTAAAGCCCTGCAAAGCGATCCAGAAAGTACGTAGGTGTCGTCCCCAGTGCAACAGAAGTCCCGCGCTGTGCAATCCGCATATCACCGTTGATGATGCGGTTCCTAGCGCCACTCAGTGGTCCGCCGTTTAATGCAGAGATCTGTACGTTGCTAATTGTGCCAAGATCACCATCAATCCGGAACAGATTAACTTCAGTTAAAGCCATTATCCAATCCTCCTTACGGGGTCTGCTCAAGATAGCTGACTGTTAAATCAACAGCAGACGCTGTTCCACACCTAGCTTGTAGCTTATCGGCAGATTCAAGAATGACTTTGTTGCCATTGATGATCTCAAGTGTAGAGCCCGAAGGAACAGGTGCATTGCGGATTAGATAAACATCATCACCAGTAGATTTGTCAATGTAAATATCAACATTAGCACTCGTACCAGTCTTGTTAGATGCCAGTACACTCAAGATAATCAGTGTTGCTGTACCACCGGCAGTGACAACCGTTGCGCTTGGATCCGTAATGACAGCAGTTACAAGGCTGGCCTTAGTGTCGTTTTTGAAAGTATTTGCCATATCAGCTTAGAGCAACAATAAGGGCCAGAGTGTCACTGGAGTTAAGCGAACCTGTAACGGTCAAGCTACCCGAAATGGTTGTGTTCCCTGGGATTGTGACCGAACCTGCTGAATCTATTGTAAGTCTAGTAACACCACCAGTTACCAAGGCGACTTGATCAGGTCCAGGGCTGTACAAACCTGTATTAGGATCACCTGCAAACTTTAACGCACAACTACTTAGAGAACCTAATGAAAAGGAAGAATTCGTGCCATCTTCTCTGAGAAGTGGGAATCCACCCGCCTGAAATGCGTCGTGAACAACACAAGTTTTTTTAGTGCTGTCAACAGTTACTTCGCCATCGGCGCCAATAAAAGTCGCAGTCTGTCCTGTTGTCCCGCGCCTAAACTGTACCTGTGTGGCCATAGTTCCTTTAACTGCTAATTTATTCTACTCAATGTAACCAAGAGCATGTACAAGCATAGCCTCTGCTTACCGAACGCCTCCTCAGTGATCGATTTACCAAGATACACAACTAATCAGCGGCGTTGAGATGTTTCTTCATCTTAAAATAATAAAAAACATATCTGCCTTGTGACGCCAGAATTGATTGTAGCTGTTCTTTCTGGCAGCGCCGGTGCATTTGCTGGTTTGTCAAGAGCACTTACGAATTTTAATCGTAAACTTGAACGCCGTTTCGAAGCAATTGAAAAAGATTTAGACAACTTCCAAGACCGTGTTATTCATGATTACGTCTTGAAAGAGGACTTTCTTAGGGAAATGCAGGCAGTGCATACCAAACTAGATCGCATCTTGGATCACATCTTGAATCATCCTAGAGGTTAAATAGCGACCCAAGAAGCAGTAGCAGCGTTATACATGAATAATCCGGGTATCAGCTTATCGTAATGAAGCTGCCCATCTACAGGATTGACTGGTTTGCCGTTACTATTTGACACTACAGCTTTAGGTGTCTGCCAACTGGTACCGTCAAATAACTTGTAAATATACGTACTAGATGTATCGAGCCAAGACTCTCCACGACTATTCAACGTGAAGCCAGCTGCAGGGGTATTGGGTGCCGTAGTGCCGATAAAAGTTGGACCTACTTTAATGAGGCCCGTGGAAGGTGAAACAGTACTATCTGCAAAATACAGCCCAGGATCGCCTGGATTGTTGTTGATGGCGAGCTCAGCGGTTCCCAAGCGAATTGGAAATGGCCTATCGTGCAATACGCTGGAACGACGGGATAAGATTTGAACAGCCATGGCTACGAATTAATGTATAAACCACCGTCTACAACGGTGTCCTGTGCTGTAAGGGGAGAATACGTTTCACAGTCTATCGTGCTTGTTGCTGATGCCGGCTCAACAGGATTGCCATTAAGATAAGTACCCCCAAAAATTAAACCAAATTCAAAATCAGGAACGTAATTGACCAACGGCTCGTCCAACATCCCAAACTTTGTGTCTTGGATCAAAGTAGGCTGAATGTTCAACAGCTTACTCATCATCGAAATCATTCGATTTGTCGCATTAAGTTCAGTCCCGTTGCGATCTAGCTCGCCTGCCGCATTCCTGCGAATATTATCGGTCATCATCATAGTGAGGAGTTGCGGATCGTAATCCGCGACTTGCTCCGGCTGGTTCCGGGAACCTGTAATGGACTTACCACCGGTCCACTTCATACCCATCTCCATCATTCCAAGGCGTTCTGCCGCTTGATATACACGTTCGTTTTCTTTTCTAAAGTTCTCGTAAAATTTATCTAAAGCGTTACCAATCGGCTTATCACTCGGTTCTAGAATCCAAGATCCAACAAAATCATGTTCACGCAAATTACTAACGGTAACGTAACCACCTGTTGATTCACTAAACGGATATACAACAGTAAACGTATTTCTATCGGGAACACTAGTTATCGTATATTGTCCTGAAATGGCATCCCCACTGGTAAAATCTAATTGAATACGAGTGTTAGCAAGAAGGCCATGATCCGGAGCTGTAACCGTGATGCTTGGTCCAGACTGACTATAAGTGGCAGCTAAAGCAATTGGCTCATTACCTTCATCATGAAGGATTGAGAACATAGCCGCATAAATATGTTTACACCAACGAATTTGGTGATAAAACAAATTAGGGTATGAAAAATCCGTCTTATCTTGATAATCCGGAAGCTGATAAAAATTGCCGGTAACTGTATAGCCCAGATCGGAGAATAGGCCAGGGCTGTCTCGAATCTCATCAATCGTATTGTCAGCATTCTGAGTTTCTCCGGGCTTCGTAGATGTTATTGCTGTTACAGGAAAACGTTTCGATGTTTTATCGCTGTATAAATCATAACTGTCCCGGCGCATGAAGTCCGAGCAAGAACACTGCCACCGTAAATCCGTAGTCAAAAATCTTCCCACCGCAAAACCACGAGATGCGGGAACATCTGTGACATATCTAGTATTTACAAGGCGTGTGCCATAGCTATCACCACGTTGGAATATGATTTCGTTCGTAGAAGTATCTACACCTGTAACGGTATAACCAACGTAATCGTCGTACCTAAAACCAGGGATTAATCTGTTAACGATCAAGTTACCACTTGTTGAACCACTATCGATCGTCGTAAAAGTTAACTGTGTGGGACTAGTGACAGTTATATCATATTGCCCGGATGAAACTAGTCCAGAGGTTACAGCAACGAAGATTCTATTCCCCGTAGCGAGCCCGTGAGCAGCAGTACAGTTAACCGTAACCGTAGAACCAGTTCTGGAATACGTACTGAAAATCCCAGGGTCGCGCTCAACTATGCGGTCTACCAACCGCTCACCGGCAAAGAAACGGACTGGCGTTGGTATTGAGCGTAGACGCACACGAGTAGTAGTCCAACGCGTATCAGCAAATGTAGTAGAAAGATAATAAATTACATTTCCACTTGTCGTGAAAGGGTTAGTCGCTGTGACAGTAAACGTATTTTGAGTTACGCTAATAATAGTCAACGTTTCATCAACGGCTGCTCCAGTCTGATAATCAAGATAAACGCTTTCTCCAACAAATAGCCCGTGATTGCTTTTGGTAATAGTTACAGTTGTACCTGACTGCGAATAAGGGGCGGTTACAGAAGGGCCTAGATAACGTACAGCAAGAATTGGAAGACCAAAGTTGTAGAAGTTGAAACCATTGGCATCACGCATGCCAACAATTTGCTCCTTAATCTCTCTATCTGTACTTGGAAACGTAAAAACACGCGCCGGGATAAAAACACCTGGGAATTGCTGGAATGTGCAATACATTCTGAAATCCCCTCGCGAACGCCGCTCATTTGCAAATGAACCGAGTACACTTTGTGTGATGGTGTATAACTCATAACCGCGTCTCCATCTAGTCCAAAGGGAGTCATAATCGTAAAAACGAATACGACTCATTAATTTTGGATTCTGCGGAAGAAATTGAAACTTCTGTGTTTCCTTCGCGTAATCTGGCACAGCTTTAAATGGGTTTTCTTCCGGGAATTTTCCGAAATTAGCCCCATTAAAACTTTTCTTTGATGGAGGATTAAAGCCGCCAGCACTAAAAGGCATGGCTCTCGATCAATAGTAGCCGCCCTGGACGCCTACGTAAAAACCATTCGTCAATGACGTAGAACCTGAAACGGCAGCATATAACGCTTGGCCACGTTGCAGCATCAGACCGCGCATTTTAGGTGATGTGGTGCTGTTAGTGCTCGCAAAATTAGCACCAGCCTGCACGACGGGGTGATTGATCAGCGGAAGAACGTTATTGAGCGTCAGACTATAGAACTGATTCTCGTAAGTTGCTGGAACACTGGCAACAAACAGAGGAAAAAATTGATTAGTGTTTGTGATCGTGCCAGTGCTGATAAGATAGAAACACACATCGATCGGTAAACGACAGCTTACGTTACCAGTGATCGGGCCAGACACGCTGGGAATCGTTCCCGTGAAAGTCGTTGGGGTGACTGCGGTAATAGTTACGGCCTGATCAATAGGAACTGAACCAGAGCTGTACGATGTGAAATCGAGATAAACTTTCTGCCCGACCTGAACGTTATGTCCCCCAGAAATCGTGACGACGACATCAGTGCCATTTGCGGAGTACGTGCCACTGGTAGCAGCCGCTGCGTCGATAAATTCCGTATTACGCTTCGAGTATTGCAACCAAATCTCATCGATGTAAGCACCGCTGATTGACGTATCAGTCAATGCCGAATCAACATCAAAGACTTTAGTTGCGTTACCAACGGCAGTTGGTACCAGGCTGGTTGAGAACGCTTGGCCAGAAGCAACAGTCACCAGGGTGGATGACGTTGCCGGCCTGTCAACCATTGCCGGCTGCTTGTTACTTGAGGAGGAGGACAATTCTTTTACCTAGACGCAGTTGAATTTATTGTAGCGCAGCTGCCTTTTTAGCTGCTTTTTGTTTTTTCTTATCTAACAACCAAAGCCGGAAATACTGTATCTCTGCAGGAGAATAGAGCTCAGGACGCTTTAGTGCTTCCTTTACCAGCTTTTTCTTCTTCGTCATCGCGCTTCCCTCGCTTACTTTTCTCTAGTCTAACGCGGGCTTTCTTCACAGCAACACGACGACGCTCTTTGTCGCTACCTTCTTTTTCGTCGGAGTCATTTACTTCCTCGTTCTTCTTTTTGAAGTGAGCAAGTAGCTCGGGAGGCATAGCTTTTTTCTTGGTCATGTCAGGTTCCGCTGATATCTAAATTGCGGAGTTCGGCACCACCAATATAAGGAGGTGGTAGCGTAGGCGGTTGTCCAGTGCCTGATACTAAGTCTATCCCTAGTGCACTTCCAGCCTTACGGCGCGGTTCCCGACTCTGCGCAAATTTATCACTGCCAGAATAGCTCGGGCGATCCGCAGGCTCTTTGTCGTAATTCAGTCCATAGTAATAGCCAAGCTTCGTTGTCGGCTTAACCACGTTGTTTCCTCCTGGAGGCTAAATCCACTGCTCGACGTGCCTTACGAGCACGCTCTGTATTAGGAACAAACTGTTTTCCTTTACGCGATTCCCGCTGTTTTTTCTCGTCTGTGCGTTCACGCTCCTCAGGGGATAACTGCGCCCAGGCCTCCCGTGGTAAATACCGCTCAGTACTCTTCTTGCCTGGCTCAATAGCTTTATCGGCCATCATTCCTCTTTGATCGGACCACCATAAAGCCAAGCATCACAGGTGCGGGCACTGGCACACTTAAATTTAAACAACTGACAATAACCGAGATCAGCACGCTCCAAAACATCCATCGGATTTGCGGCTTGCTTCTCGTTGATTCCTTCTAGGATGCACTCCAAGATTTTATTCGATTGATCAAAAGCGGCACAATTACCACACCGTGCTGTTTGTACAGTTTCTACATCTGAATTCCAAAGCTCTGCTTTTCTTTCCCAAAATCCTGGATCGGGATAATCAGGATTCAGTGGGCCGTACGCGAAATGATCAATGGTCCAGTTACGATTCTTGGCATTCTCTTCAACATCAAGCGTCGCTTTAGGGCAGGAGGGACCAACCGCTGTAACAGTCTTATTGAGAAGAATCGATGCCTTGGGATTTATCACTATGCAGCCGCAACATGAAAGGTAACCGTAGCAGCAGTGCCACCAGCTTCAGAGACAAATACTGGGCGAATGAATTTTACAGGGCGTCCGGAAACACTGAGGCTATAGGTACCATTGGCGGTGTATTGCGTACTGGCAATAATAGGCGCGAAGTTAGTACCATCAATGCTGCCCTCAAGAGAGACGTTAACACTCGTGTTAATCGAAGCAACGATAGTAATGAGGGTGTAGTTAGAAGTAGAAAAAAGATTATTCTCTGCAACTTGAATTGTGTTTCCGTTGCCGGGAGCGGTCAGCGCTGTCCCAACGTTAAAAATTGTATCTGAAAAAGTAGTGTTAACGGACATTTTGTTTTGTGCTCTGTAGTAAATTCTAGTCCTACTTGTTCTTCTTCTCGTATTCTTCTTTGGTCATCCACTCTTGTTCACCCCAGCGCTTCAGTGACTCCTGACCTTCGGTTTCTTCACCCCTGTAACCACCACCTCGTTTTTTGTACGCCTGGGCGAGTAGTTGTGCTTTCCTAGCCGAATAAATTAGTTAGCCTTACGGCTACGACCACTCTCCACTCTTGCCACCTTTGGACCCACGCATGATCTGCTGTTTCAGTCGTTCACGAAGATCAGGTTTGGTATAGCGCCCTTTGTTTTCAGCCATAACTACCTCTGGTTTTCAGATAATTTAAAGAGTTTTCCAATGTAATTATGCTATCACCCAATAATCCAATTCCCCGGTTACAGTTTCTGCATAAGAGTCCGCGCACATCTCCAGTTTCATGGTTGTGGTCGACGACTAAACCTTGAGTTGGCTTTGGTGGCGTACAGCAAATTGCACAGGCACCGTTTTGGGCCTCGAGCATAACCTCATACTGATCTTTAGTTATTCCATGTCGGTGATATTTTTTATAGTCCTCGTGACACTTTCTGTCTGATTCAAGTTTTTTGTCCTTGTATTCCGGGTGTAAATCAACCCATTTACCCCATGCGCGGGAAGAGCATTCTTTGCATTTAGACCTTAAGTACCTCTTCCCGTCTTGAACGCGATAAGAGAACTGATCCCACTGAAGAATTCTTTTGCACGCACTACATTCCTTTTTCCCTGAGGTACCGTACAGTTCTACCAGACGGACGTGAACACTGGATTTACAGTTTCTGCAAACGGTATCGCGTCTTACAGCACCGGTCTTAGTTTTACCTTTTGAATGAAAAAGGTCGTAAGGCAGCGCTTTCTTACATTCTTTACAGGTCTTAAGCATGCGCCTTTCGGATTTTTAAAATCCTAGCACAAAAAGCTCAAGTCATTAATTGTTGATTTTGGCCAAATGCCGAAGTTAGAAGTGCAGCAGGATCAATCATTGATTTAATCTGCGGCTGCTGAGAGATTAAAGAATTTTGAATATAAGACGAAAGGAAATCAGCCCCTGGCTCCTCTTCTTTCTTTTTACGTCCACCCATAACGTAAATATAAGTATCTCCGCCTTGAGTAGATGCTTGCGGAGGAGATTGAGCTACGGATTCTGCTGGCTTACCTCCTTTCGTATGGAGAAGACGAATCTCGTAAGGCTTACCCTCAATATCCGTAGTTTTAATCGTACCGTAGCCTTTCCCAGGGGTGAATGTGCCTGGACCTTCCCAAGTCAGTGGAGTCTTAGCGGCGATTGCATAATCTTGCCCCATGTGTTGAGTCGAGGCTCCAGCTGTTGGGGCTGTACGTTTGCCGAAGGGAGAAGTAATTGTGAAGCTTGGCTTCCATTCCTCTCCCTGTTGCTGCCAAAGTGCCTTCTGCTCTTTACCTACCTTCAATCGGGTTAGAAGTGAGCGTATAGTACCTGGATCAATATACTTACCGTCCTTTAGTACACGGACATCCAGGTGCGGTCCTGTGGTGGGGAAAATATCCTCACCAGGGGCAGCAACGTAACCTACGTCCAGCCGTGAAGTCACTACTGTTCTCCTCCAAGGTAGTTAGGAGTTTGGAACATTGCCTGTGTCAAAACAGACACAGGATCGAAGCCAGTGTCAATCTTCTTCGGTGCACGTTCCACTAAAGAAGCTAAATTCTGTAAGCCATCGAATCCTGGCTTGAACTTATCTGTATAACCGCGTAAAAAATCAAGTCCTGGATCTTCACCATAAATGATGTACGTATTTCCTTTCGGACCTGCTGCAACTCGTTCAGGCTTTTGCGTCGGTTGCTGCTGTCCTAGTTGTTGAACCGCTTGTTGAGCTTGAGGAAGAAACTCTTTGTATTTGCCGCTTTTATAGACAGACCAAGCGCCGAGACCTTGGCTACCTAATATGCCCTTAGCGGCACGTACGTTTGTCGCAGGATCAAAAAGCTCTTGTTCGCTTTTTAAACCAAATTGCTTCATCCGCGCTGGACCAAGCCCACCGTACATGTTCACTTGGAATAAACCGTACGATTTATCTAAGCCACGGGGATTAAAAGCTTGTGGACGGCCACCTGATTCCGCCAAAGCAATGGCAGTCATCGTAGGGATCTTTTCTTTATCAAATCCCTGTTGCTGAAGCAGAGATGCGATTTCTTGAGCTTTGAGTTGTGCCACGTTCTTATACCTCGTTACTGCATCAGCGGAAGTTGGTTGCAAACATGAGCCGAGTACCGACAGCAACATCGGCAGGACCAGGAAGCGCTTGAATGAATTCAGAACCTTCCCGGTTGAATCGATACCGAGCTTGCTCGGGATTTCGATAATTGGGGACATAAAGATGTAGGGCTAATCGATCCGTCTCGTATATGTAAATTGCCGTCCATGTTTTCAGCGTGTCCCTAAAATCTGAAGTTGCAATCGTACGGTCAACGTCACCGGCAATACTCTCAATACGACTACGAGGAACAGTATTATTATTCACGCTGCCAGTCATATCGGTGCGTTTTTCAGCTTCGTCGCACCGATTGATCTGTTCGACAATTTTCGAATACCAGAACGAATCTTGGATGTTGTTGACAGCTTCCTCAAGACGCGCCAGGTCACCTGCCGGAATAGACGTGGTGTTATAGCCTAGGTGCCAGCGAACCTTGGATTTGAGGAAATTATCGAGTTGCATTACTCAGAAGAATGCGTTACGGGTACATGAGGCCTAGATGTACCCAGTAACACACTAGCACGCGCAAATTATCACTCGACACGTACTAAGTTGTCCTTAAAAATCTCGTCCCAATCAACACGCTTAATAGACTTCAATTGCTCAAGGCGTTGAAACTTCTCCGTAGGCAAAGAAAGCTGCAGATCCTTGATGTCACGTGCAGTTTTCAGGCCGACTCCAGGGAGGGCATCGGCAATCTGACGTGCGCTGGCAGTATTGATGTTAAGCCGGGTATCAAGGGGAAAGGTCTCCTTCTTTGTTGGCTTAGCGGGATTAACACCTTCCGCCTGCAGTTGAGCCGTCAACCGTTCCTCAGTTTTAATCTGCTCGGTAGTTGCCTCAAGATGCGGAATTAAATCCGCTTCCTCGACGTAAAGGACTTCATCTTGAGAGTCAAGGCACATGACGATTCCGTCACCATGCTTTGACACCATCTCCACTAGACCACCAGTGACACGGTATTGGTACAGCATCTGTGTAATTATTGTCTCTGCTTAGCCTAACAAACTACACCCACAACTTCAAGAAGGCATAAAAAAACGGGCTCCGAAGAGCCCGTCCTTTATTTGTAGCGTTATCAGCTATCAGTACCACCAACCTGAGAAGCGAAATCAATGAACTCATTGATGTCTTCCCAGACCACGGCGGCTGCGGGGCGCAGGTAGTTCACGCGGCAGATGATGTAGCCGGCCTTACCAGCATCCTTATCAGCCTGGCTGATGAACACACCGTCGCCATCCACGGTGGTGGAGGTGACGCCATTCACGTTGAACACCTTGAAGGTGGTGTCAGCAGTGACCTTGTAGAACATGGAGTTCGCTGCATCCTGGTCGTCGATACCAGCAGTGGTAACGGCGGTCCAGAAGGGCAGGTCAGCCACGGTGGTGTCGCTCAAGCCCTGAGCAAACAGCGAGCTGGTTGCAGAGATGATCGAGCTGGCAGCAGCCAGACCATTGGCTTGAGTTGCAGGCACACCGAATGGAGCACCAGCGTTGTTAGGACCGAGCAGCAGACCCTCAGTGCTGGTGCCACCGATATCGGCGGTCACAGGCGAAGCAGGGAAGCCAGCGAGGCCACCAGCAGGGATATCCTGGGCCACAGCGATAGAAGCGCCGTAGACGTATGCAGGACGAGCCGAGCTGGCTTGCACCACGAGGGAAGTGCGGTTATCGCGCACACGATCATCGGTACGACGATCGGGAGAGGGCACGATGATGTCGAAGCTCTTGTAAGAGGCTTTGTCGGCAGAAAGGTTATCAATCTTGACGTAGCCAATCAGCTCGAAAGCTTCCACGCCAGGCCAGCCGTACACACCTTCGGTGTTGTAGGAGGAAAGGCGGTTGATCTGATTACCGGGCTGGAGAATAGCACCGGCTTCTTCTTTGTAAGCAGCCATTAGTTAGTTACCTCCTTTATCACTCTACGATGGTAAAGGCAGTGGTCACGAAGTCCTTGTTCAGGTTCGCGAAGCCAGCGTACAGCTGCCAAATCAGAATGATAAAGCGGCTGAAGTCGTCGTTGTTGTTGATGAGAACTTGAGCGTTCGGGCCACCGATACCCACGCCCACAGCCTGAGGGCCGAAGAACAGACCAGCAGGAGTGGTGCGAGTCGCAGCACCGCCACCACTACCAATATCGACAGAGATGTTCTTGTCGGGGAAGTTGGTGGATTCGAAGAAGCGCACGCCTTCAAACACGAAGCCAGAAGGCATCACAGGCTCGCCAGCGACGAACTGAGCCTGACCGTACTGACCGCCACCATACAGAGCAGCGTTGGGAGCCATCATGCCCATCAGGGGGTTAGGCTGACCCATGCCAGGGTAGCGAGCCACTTCACGGAAGCCCTGGTCAGCACGCAGGTCCTTCATGAAGGAAGGATCGGCGATACAACGGTAGTAACCGTCAGCGAACACAGGAACGTTACGCTTACGCAGTTGCTTGACCACCTCGAGGAGGTCGGTCTTCACGTTGAACTTGAAGCGCTCAGAAGCGTATTCGGTAGCGCTGTAGGAGTTCAGAGTGGTGGTACCGGACTTGGTCTTACCGTTGGGGTAGTAGTAACCACCTTGGGTGTCCGAAGCGGCACCACGAGACTCAGACTTGAACAGCTCGTCCAGGAACACGCGGTCGCGCCAACGACGATAGTCGTCGAGCAGGGTCAGAGAACCGATGGACTGGTGGAACATGTTGAGGTTCCCGGTGTCCAGCAGCAGACGCTGAGCGGTCATCAGAGTCTCACGAGCAATCTTGAAGGTGCTCGGGAGGTTGGCGTTGTTCGGATCTGCAGGACCGGTGTACTCACGGAGAGACACCAGCACCTTGTCCTTCACGATCGACCGGCTGTTAGCGGTACCGATGGTTTGATCCTGGGTACGCTCACGGTTGGTCTTCGTGCCAGGGTTGCCCCAGAAACGATAGCGATCGAGCTGAACGGTTTGACCCGGCTGTTTGGTGAAGTCGTGGACAACTACAGGCTCGCAAGCCATTTCCACGATATAAGCCGGATGGGGGCGGTACAGCTCCGCACCCAACAGCTTGGGAAAGTCGTTATCAATAAACATTGTGGTTCTTCAGCGTAGGTTTAGCTGACACCGGAGATCCAGAAGATCCCTGAATGGTGACAAAAAATCACCCGGAAATCTGGGAACTTCTGTCCCATTGGTAGAATTATAAGATTACTTCATCAACTCGGATTATTAAGTCTACGGCTTAACCATTACCGGGTAGTTGTAACCTGCCAGCATGTTGCCAGGTGTGTATTGCATTGGAGCCATCGAGCCCAACTCACGGTAAGGATTCACCGCAACTGGTTGCATATCAATTTGAGCTGCTTGAATTTCAGGGTCAAGTGCTCCACTGCTGGCTGCCTGTAAAGCTAGAAGAGCTTGTGCATTCTCAGCTTCTGCTTGCTTTTTACGCTTCGCAGATTTTTTAACGGCTTTTTTGGCTTTGGATTTGTCCATCAGTTGCGTCCTTTTTTCTGTGGCATGGGAGGTTGGATGCCCATCGGCAACTGACCGGTAGGAGGCATCATGGGAAGCATTGCGTACTGCTCTTGATTGATCAGCTGATTCTGAATTGATTCAGCAGCCTTCTGGAATTGAGGTGAGAGCAGACCATTACGAGGAAGGGGAGACCCCGGAAGATTCAGTTTTAAATAAGCCGAATCCAAATCCTGAGGCATTCGTGGCTGTGGAGCATTCGGATTGCCAACTGTAGGGCCGCCGTTCAATGCACGAATGGCGGAATACTCGTCCATGTTTCCAGACTGGAGCTGACGAATCATGTCACCAGCGCCAAAAGAAACAAGGCCAGGAGCACCGATTGGTCCGCCTGCAGTACCAATCGCGGCTAAAAATTCATCAGCCCGGTCCCTGGCACTCGCTTTTTTAGACGCCATAGCAATCTCTAATAAAAAAGGGGCAGCTTTACTACCCCTTATTTTACATTCAGTGTATTAACTAAATCACTCCATCACCAGGAGCTTCTGACGGAAGGCATCAGGAGAAGCCATGTTCAGATAGCGCCAGGCGTTGGCGGGATCGCGCTCAGCAACGGAGCCGAAGCTATTCCAGAACTCAGTGGGGTTGCCCTGAGCTTGGGGCTGCGGGGGAACGGGCATCTCGGGGCGCTGAGGAGCCACCGGGCGCTGGAACTGCTGACCCACGGCTTGAGCCTGGGGACGAGCATATCCAATCTCCTCATCAGGGATTGGATAAGGACCGTTCTCGCCGAAGAACTCGCAGGTGTAATCAGCGAGAACGTCAGGATCAGTCAGGATGGTCTCATAAGCTTTGTGCTCATTCGACAGCTCCTGAAGGAGATTGACGGCTTCAATCAGCTGGCTGTTGGTGGTGATCAGCGCATCCTCAAGCTGACAGGCGTAGTTGTTGAGGATGGCGGGAACGTCAGGACCGAAATAGTCAATGACCTCAAGACTTGCTTCGCTTACCCCGTTGGCGCGGAGCTGCTGGGGGCTGATCTCCAGCGAAGTTTGGGAAGAGTCGTTGGAGTATGCCTGGTTGCTGTTGCTCGAAGGCATAGAGGTCAGCATCCCCGCGCTGTTGTACTGGGGAATTTGCTGGGAAGCGTAGTTGACCTGGGCGGCCTGTTGACTCGGCGCTGACTGTTGACCCTGGAACGGGAATTGGACGGGCGAACTCAGGAGCCCTACCACCTTGTTGAACGCCTCCTTGTACGGATTCTCCGCTTGTTGGGGCGCCTGGGGTGCTTGGTACGGCGACACTGTAGGGGCTGAGGGGTAGCCGCTCACCCCCATCTGGGCCTGCATTTGCGGGGCTGGGGCCACCGCTTGCTGGTAAGGTGCCACCCATTGGGAATTGGTTGAAACCGCCGGAGCTTGTGCCGCCGTCTGCGCCACCGGAGCCCCGTAGCTGATCGGCTGGGTCGGGGATACTTGGGGTGCCGATTGGGTCGGCATTGCGGTATCGGCCTGCATAGGTTACCTCTTTTTGTAGGCTTTCGAGTGTTCGGTAAAGGAAGGGAGTGAGATCAAGTCTCGGATCCGCAGCCATCGGTAAATTCGGTTGCTGCGGATGTGGAGTCCGCATTTCTTGATTGACGAGATCAATAAATGCGGAGTAGGCCCTCTGTACTTCCCCTACCATTCGGAATGGGAAACCGGAGAGCATGCCCGCGATTTCGTCATCCGTTTTTGAAGGGAATAAATACTTCAGTGCTTCAATGCTATCAACCCCTAATTCCTGTAGGTTTCGGGTAAAGATAGACTGGTTTAATTTATCCTGTGCAGTATCTTCATACACAGGACCCATCCAGCGCCAGGCGATTGTTCGATCACCGTCTGGAGCAAGTCCAAGAACACCGTCAGGGACTTCTTTTGTTTCAATTGCTTGATCAATCGCCTTTTGTAATTTCTTCTCGTAAGTAGCTTTCTGTTTCTCGTACTTCTGTTGAGCCGCTTCATCCTGTGGGTCTTCTGGCGGCGTTGGGTATTTAATTCCCGAAGCGTAAGCAAGTGACTTCCGGAAGATCTGCTCTTCCTGGAAAATCATTAATTCAAGACACTTGCAGATGCCATACGTGTACAGCATTAAACACTTCTTCTTGGCTGTGGCACTGACGCGACCGTAGGCAGACTTGATCTCAGTTGCCGTGACGTTCGTAATGCTCAGATCATCAATACCACCTAACGCTAATCGGATCTCACTACGAAGCTGTTCCGAGTAACGAGATTGATCTGTACTGACAGCATTCGGCGTAATGAAGCCGACACGATCAGTTGGCTCCAAGTTTGCGATAACCCTAGGCACGCGCATGCCAGAACCCGGCCTCCCGATATAGCCAGGCTGCTGTCTAGTTACGTTGTCCTGCTTGTAAGTAGAGCTGGACAGGAAGAAATCTGATTGGAATCCAGATTGACTCGAAATGCTGGGCCGCTGTGCAGGATCAGTGTCAGCGCTCTCAACGATGTCCTGTTTTGGACGAGAAGAAAGTAACGTCGGATTACCGAAGAATGAGAGGTTTGCGCGAATGTTTTTAACCATCTCATCGTGGGCGATGATCTGATTCGCAAGCCACTCAAACTCACCGCTGCCGTCAGTACCAAAGGCGTCAGGATTGTTAAAAACTTCGACGCAAGGAATGAACTCCATGGAGTTAACCACGGTTTTCTTGTCGAAGATGCCATACTCCAAGGAAGGCATATCGAAAGAGATCTCTTGTTCACTGTGAAACTCTTCGATCTCAGTTGCAGTAATGCGAAGACGCATATACCGTTTATCTGTACTTAGTCCAACACCCTGAAAACCCTTACTGGATTTAACCTTATAGGGATAAATGATGATGACTTCTTCTAACTCACCATCAGGAGAGTAGTAAGTTCGATAAGAATCTTTGTCGAACCAGTAAAGACGGTATGTCTTTTTAGTAGGTCGGATATAAAAGAGGCCCTTCCCGTACGTCAGAAATCGATCCCAAATGGAATCTAAACGTGCATCAAGCTTGTTGAACTTAATGACTTGTTGAATAAAATCAAAACGCTGCGTACCGAAATTATCTTGCTCTGGATAGAACTCAACACCTTGGCGGATGCCAAACATACGCATCTGAGAAAGATGCGCGTTGACAAGCATGGTATCGGCTGGACCAGTACCATCACGAGTGATGACCGCCTTGAGGATAGAATCTAGAGTGGATTTGGGACTATCGCTCATGGGTGATTGATCTCAAGATTATTCTTCAATATCGTAGCCAGCGGCAATACGTTTGAGTGTAATTGTATCGTCCTCCACTTCGACATCAAACCGCTCGTTAGGTTGAAGCGCCATGTCGTGACACAGCTCGTCGGGTAGGGGAATAACAGCAGAGCCGTAAGCATCTTGCTCGAGCTCGATGGTGTAGTAGCTGGTGGACATTGGAAAAGGCTTCTCCTAGTTTAGGTCCAAAATACTTTATCCCTATTCACTTCTAAATTTAAAATTCCAGTTCCAGCTTCCCACGGGTCATGAGGCCGTTGCAGAGCCAGACGAGAGCGTCGACACAATCGTCGTGTGAACTTACACCGAAGTTAACGATCTCATCAGTGAGTGGTCCGAAACGACGAAATTTATTAAAGATGATTTTTCGCTGCTCAAACAAACCCATAATACCTCGGAAACGAGCAACCTTGTCACCACGGAAACCCTTGATGGCGTGCCAGTTCAAGTTGTACAGACCATGATCACCTAAACAGATCCGCTTGAAATCTGCTTCCAAGGAAGCCTGATAGGCCACAGCCTCCGACCAAATATCCACATTACTGCCAGTGGGGAAATACCGTCCGTTGTCCTTGTGAACAACACCCCACTCCTCCATCATCTCCATGAGAGCCTCTAATTTCTCGAGGTTACCCATGATTCGAATCCGTTTACAGTCGACAATGTGTATCTTGTCTCCGACACGACCACCCATGACAAAAACCGTATAGTCGTTTTGTTCTCTAACGCCAGCAGATAAATCAACTCCAACCCCAAGGGAATCAAATTGCGTGGCGATAGTCCCTTTCACAATTAAGTCAGGAGACAGTGAAAGTTCACTAGTTTGTACGATCTGGTTTTGATACTGGAAGCTGAACGCAATTGGGGCCATGCGTCGGCGATCTTGTAAGTATTCCAAAGACCACATCTCAGGCCAATAAGAAACTTCATCACCTTCCTCATCAGGAATAATCGCAGATTGAACCAGCTGAACCCAATCATTAGCAGGAATGAAGGTGGTACCGTGCATATCGTCATGGCGGAATCGCGTACCCAGGCAAATTGCCCGACCACCTTCAAACATGGTGGGAACAATAACTGAGTTCCAGTTATCTTCCATTGCCGCTCGAATATCTCTATTTTTAATTTCATCGGCAGATTTGCAAATGTCGTCGATGATACAAAGATGAGAACGTTTCGAGGTCACAGCACCCTTTAGACCTGCGCAACAAACAGTAAACTCTTCCTCACCAGTGGACTTGATTCCGGCGAACTTCCAATCAATACTCCAGTATTCATTTGAATTGATTCCCTTGGCAATCTTCACCATCGGGAAAATTTCGCCATACGTTTTACTTTCTTCGATGATTCGTTTAATTGCGGCACTTTTCGGTCGCGCAACGTCGATGGTATAAGAGATATAAAGAATTTTCAAGGGCATCTTGTGAAGCGCGTGGACGCCAATCGTCCAAGCGGTAAACAAGCCTAAGACCGAAGATTTAGCACTACCCCTAGGAGCGAGAATATCGATATTGGGTCCGGCGATGCCTTTTAAGCAGACAGAATCTTGTTCAGTGCAAAGATGTTTGTGCCACTCCAGGTGATGTCGCGCTGGAGGCTTATCACCAACTACATCACAAAAATAAGCAAAATCTGTCCGCGCTCTCTCTATATCAACCGTAGTCGTTTGCTTTACGACACGCTTCTGCGCAGCAGCACGAGCTGTACGACGATAAACAGAATAGATACTGGTGCCCGCCACACTTACAGTTCATCACTATGCCCGTAGCATAGCGTACTGCTTTTTAAGATTCTTCCTGAAGGATCTTAGTCCAGACGCCCATCGAAGCTTCCTGCAAAGGGCCTTCGATGGGATCATCTCGGAAGATAGATAACATCTCCCGCAGCGCCCGGTCTGCGCCAGCGAGGATCAAACCTTGTTTATCCATCAGGATTTTCTCGTCGTTCAGCTGCTTAATTGCTCCGCGTAATTCTTTTTGTAGCATGGCAATACGAGATGTCCCCATGTCTTGTTTGACCATCCCCATATCAATTGCGTCGCGCAGCTTGGCGATATCCTGCTGCATGGAGTCAATCTCCATCTCAAGGAGTCCATTAAAGTCTCTTTTTTTATATTCTTTTCGCGACCACTCATCGCAATCCACGATGCTGCCTGTAAACCCTAGAAAACGGGCATACAGGTACATTTGAATAGGAGAGCTGGCTCTTTTACAGAATGCTAAGAAGGATTCGCGGTCTTTGTCGGTTAAACCTCGAATCCATTCCGTCATGTTCGGTACTGGCTCTGCGCCTGCTCGTAATCTCTGTTCTCTTTATAGCGCCTAAACATCTCTTGTTGCAAGTCAGTGAGACGAGTTTCCTTACCGGCTGTTTCCAGGCCAGCACGATACTCGGTACCAGTAGCAGCAATTCCTAGGCGCTCCTGTTCGCCGCCAGTGACTGTACTAGCACGTTCTTCTTCACCTGCTTTACCTAAGCGTAGACGCTCTTCGGCACCAATCGCCTGGGTTTTACGGATGTCCTGGCCAGTGAAGAATTCTGCGTTCGTGCGGTCCAGCTGCGCACCGAGCTCCATATTGAGTCGTTGTTGAGCACCGCTGACCTCATTCAATGCAGTCTGAGTTTGGAGCGACTGCGTGGGGACAGGAGTCGGTGGCGCTGGTGGTGGCGGAGCCGGCGCATATTCAATCTTCGGGGAAGGTGCCCTTCTGGAGCCCATAATTAGTGTCTCGCTTCTGTCAGTTTAACAACAGTATCAATGTCAAGCCGCTTGGATGTACTTACCAGCGAAACTACCGGCAAACTGTTTGGCTGCCTGTTGTTGGAGCGCCGTAGCTTGTTGACGCGCAGCTTCCGCATTTGCGGCAGAAGACACCTGTGCCTGCTTTGAGGCCATGATGTTTTGTACTGAACTAGGAAGTTGCTCTTTGAATACACCAAACTCTTTGCTGGCAGCAAGATTACGAGCGGTTGATTCTGCTCCCGCTGCACTCAGATAAGGATAAAGACTGGCAAGCTGCTCTCGAGTTAAACGAGAAGATAATCTAGCCTGCTGTTCTTGCTCGGCAAGACGTAGCGGCGAGGTAGCGGTGTAAAAATCATAGTATTCCTGAGCACGCGGACTCAGTGAAGGAAGGGCAGAATCGATTCCGGATAGTAAATCTTGATCCCGTTTACCACTCTGAAAATCAAGCCCAACCATAGGGTATGGAATTGCAGAGAAATCAGTGGTAGGTAACGGCTCTTTAAATTCTTTTGAAACTTTGCCCTTACCGTATTCCGGTAATGGCGCTCTAAAAGGAGTGCCTACCGGAAATCCCTGGATTGGTTGGAAAAACGGCGAATCAGGACCACTCCAAATAGAGGCGTTCATATCAGCTGTATTGATACTGTTGGGTTAAAGCAGCGCCAGCCTGCGATGCAGCATTCAGGCCCATCTGCTGGGCAGCCTGTTGACTACGCTCAAGCATGTTGGCAGCGGTCAGAATATTCTGGCGGATACCAGCGGCAGCCATCTGGCGTTGGAATTCAGTTTTGGAACGTGCCTCGGACGCCTTGAACAGTTCGGGCATCAGCTTGCGCATGTTGGCCAGTTGAACGTCTCCTTCCAGGAGTTGCGCAGTACGGCCAGCACCAAATGCACCTGCGGGATTGACGATATCAACAGTCCCATAAGGGGACGCACCGACAGGCAGCCCACCAGGAACAGCGGAACCTGCGTCATAAGTTGCTTGCCCAGGTTGCATAGCGGGGATGGTTAAACCAGCGGCACCACCAGCTGCAGAACGTGCGGGACCTGCAGCACCGGATGCAAGTTTGCCTGCTAAAGCAGGTGCGGCCATCAAGCCCAATCCAGCAGCCGCTGCCCCTGCAGCACCTGGGATTTGAGTGAGGAGAGAGGTTCCGGTTTGCGCGGCCTGCCTTTGAAGCAGCCCACCAAGTGCGGTCTTACTGAGCGCACCTGCGCCTAATCCGCCAAGAGCGGTCCCGGCCATTCGAAAACCGACGGGAGTAGCAGCTCCAAGACCAGCGCCAAGGGCTGCTGCACCAATATCGCCACCGCTACGACGATAACCTTCGATGCCGCCTAAAAGAGCACCTGCAATAGGAAGTAACATTCTTTTATGTCTTCTTGATTGTTATTTTAAACCCGATAATCTCACCAGCCGGTGCGAGAAGCTGCACTCAATCCAGCAGAAACGACCGGGCCCACACCAGGAATTAAACTAGCGAAAGGAGCGGCGACACCTGCTATCTTACTAAACATTCCAGATTCACCCTGTACACCAGGGATATACATCGGGCTGAATTGCTGAGGATATATCGCCCCTAAATTATCTAAAATTTGTCCACTTCCACCTCGGCTCCACTCGCCACCAAATCCACGGTCTGCCCCGAAACGGCCACCGCCTCCTTCTTCCTCTACCTGTGAGCGATACTTATCTCTTTTTTTGGCTTTATCAAATAAACTTTCAAAAAGCCCAGTTTTATCGATTTCTGGAGTTTGGTTCCAGTCAGTGCCTTTAGAAAAGGATCCCCAGTCAAAAGAACCCTTGATCGAAGGCGCATCATCACCCAAAGGATTTTTATAACCTGGAGCGATATCTCCGTAACTTATTGCCATGATCCTAATAACTTACAGGGGCGAAAATTTTATTAGATAACCCCATAATATCTAATCCAGATCCAGCAGCTCCTGACAACGTACCCGCACCTTGTTGGGCTGCTTGTCGTGCTTGAATTAACTGTAACTGATGTTCAAATTTCTGTTGCTCCAACATAGACTCAGCTACCGTCTGATTTGTCATTGGAGATAAACCAGGGGTATAACGTTGGTTTGCATACGACACCTGAGTACCTACCCTTTGAACAGGTAAAGAATATTGAGACTGTGCGTAAAGATTAGTAGGTTGCTGGAGGGCACGATTAAGTAACGCGGCGCCTCCAGCGGCAACTCCTGCAGCGGCAAGCGGAGTTGCAGCACCAGCAACTTTTGCGATTGTTTCGGGATTGCGTGCTGCAATGCCCATGATGCCCGGAGCATCGACGGCCTCACTAGCGCCTGTAAGTTTATTTAAAACCTTTTGTTCAATTGCAGAACTCGCTAGCGGCCCTAGAACTTTAAAAAAGTCCCCAAGTGCCTTTCCTGCCATCCGAGTAGCCGCCCCAGCCGCCATCACACTGATACTCCTTGATTTGGGAATTTACCTGCAGTATTTGGATCTTTCTCGTTAGATCCTGCATCGGCATATTGTGTACTGATTCTAGCCAGGCTACCTCTTGTCACTGCTCGATCTTCTTCTACAAGACCACGAGAGATCGCCTCAGCATACTTTTTGGCAAAATCTTTAGCAAATGATTGATCACCTGGATTAGCAAAATTTGGTTCGTCTGTGCCAGCAGCCGCATCAATCTTCGCTTGTGACTGCGGTACAACCTTTTCAAACGTACGGTTAGTGTAAAAGTTGGCGTAATCTGGGTTATCTTTTACTTCTGCGGCCCACGGATCCCGAATGGGGTCAGCAGTTCGGTTTGGCCCCAAGGTTCCTGAGTAAGGGCTTTCCCCAGCGCGGAAAAACTTTTCAGCTGGTGAAGGATAATTTTTGTTGAAAATACTAGACACTTAGGATTAACCTTCTTTTTTCTTGCGAAGTTTACTCAGAGTCTTTGCCAAGTTTGCCTGTTTGACCGTACGCTCATCATATTCTTCAGGATTTGAAGATACTCTAGAAGCATATTCGGCTGTCGACATCCCAGCTTCTTCAGCTTTCCTTGAAAAAGCACCGGGGCGTTTAACAGCTCCCTGAATCCACTTCTCGTCGCCAGCCATGATTTAACGTAATAAGTACTATTTTATCAGGATTCGGCGTCAACCTTAGCGGCGATCACCTTGGCAGCCTGGAGTTCAGTAGAAGACGCTTCAAAAGCACGGACTTTATCGGCAGCTACTTGGGGTAACCAATTCTTCGCCATGTCCATAGCGAGCTTCTTAATCTCGACTGCGGTCAACTTACCATCGGCAACAGTTTCGATTGCCATCTCAAAAGCGCGATCTACTTTAGATCCGTCCCAGCGAGCAAGGTTTTGATCCAGGACAGGATCGATGATGTCGTAAGCCTTTTTTACGATGGGGCCATACCGAAACAGATTAAGTGCAGTTGTATTTCCTTTCAACCAGGCAGCAAGTGCTGCGGCGCCAGCACCGATAAGCGCAGCAATGACGGGTTCCAGAAAGGACATGATTTACTCCCTATCTCTGTATTTTTATCCTACTCAGAGTAAGCCTGCGCGACGTGCGGCGGCACGCTGCTCTAGCTCCTGCATAATCTGCTTCGTTTCAAAGTGCCGTTCAGCCTGTTCTTTCATCCGTGCAGATTTACCCATTCCGGCAGCAGTGATATCTGCATCACTCATCAAACCGGCGTAAACAGGTTGACGCTTTTCTCGGATCATGCCACCACTCTCGACAGCTTTCTGAAGACCCATTTGATGAGCTAAAGCTTGGTTGGCGGCAATTCCCGCAACACTGCCCATTGATTCAGGGAAACCTTCTTCTGCGTAGTCCCGCATTGTCAGACGGTACGGGTCCGAAGTGGCGTAGGCATATTCGACGGGCTTACCACGGCTCTTCATCTCAACACCTACTTCGCCACCGGGATAAAATGTCATGCCGCTGACAGCTTTGCTCCGTTCAGAGGGAATTGTGTAAGAAGCCAAAGGGCCTTGTTGTTGACTCATTGCACTAAGAAACTCATTTGGACTGATCTTACCTTCTTTGACAACACGAGTCTCGGTAGGCTGAACAGTTACGACAGGAGAACTGACACTCTTTTTAGTCAGTAGCGAAACGGCTTGCTCCAGGGGGAGGTGGCCAAAAGCTTTCTTAGCTAGTTCAATGGTTTCAGGAGCAGCAGTCTCGATCACTGAAGGTTCAGATTTCACCGCAACTGCAACAGGTTCCTTAACTACAGTTACTTTCGTAGGTGCAGCCATCTCGGCAATAGGACTGTCAACCTCTACGGGTTCAACGCCTACTACGCGTGTGGTGGGCACAGGACGAACACCAGAAATTACGACTTCTGCTCCAGGGGCTCCTACAAGTTCTTCCGGTTCCATGGATGCGCCAGCACCACGCATCATCGTCGCGTATTCAGGAGTCTGTCGGAACGATTGAGCGGCTTGAACTGATTTCATGCCGATCGGGCTGATTCCCTCTTCACGCCCCTCTTTTAAAACATCCTTAAGAACACGTTCACCCCTTCCAGCAATGCCAGCAGCATATTCAGCAACGGATTGATCAATTCTTTTTTGAGCCCGTTGTTCTGCACTAACACCACCGAGGAACTCGGCGATTAACTCATCAGCGCGATCACGAACAGGGCTGTATGGCGCTTCTTTTGTGGTGAGCTGCTCGATTTCAGTCCCAGGGGTGAAAGTTTGGCTAGAAGTAATAACCTCACTTTGAGTCGCTGGTTTTTGTTCTGACGAAACAACCGTCGGCTTAGCAGGAGATACGCCCCGGAGTTCCTGCATGGTCGAAGTCTGGTGCGGAACAATGTCCTGCCCATAACGATCTGCAGTGGTCGGCGGTGTTATATCTGCAGGCTGAACAGCTGCAGGATTTGCCACAGGCTCAGGAGAAGAGGGAACGCCAGGCTCATCATCAAGATTGAGTCGCTTATACCCTTCGGCTCCAAGATAGGCCGCGCCAGCGATTGCGCCAGCAGCAAGCGCGGTCTTACCAATTACATCGACGGCTTTTCTTAAAGGACTCATTTGAATCCCACCGCGACGGCCGATGCCACGGGTGAACTGATAAACTTCCGGAGCGAGTGCCATCCGCTCGGCAGGAGTGCTGGGATATGGATTGCCTGTGAGGTCGGACCAAAGTGCAAAGTCCTGCGGAGATACAGGCATTTTTATAAATACGTTATCTAGATATAAGTGATTTTAGATCGAGTCAATACGCCAATTCTTTTAACCCTACCGGCCCTTATAGGGGGTCATTTTTGGGAAAATTTTCCGGCAGCTATCTGGCCCGCCTGTCACAAAACTTTACATACCAGGAAAAAAAGAAAGGTATGTGAAGAATTGCAACATTCTGGCCGGACGGGTCGGCGATGGGCTAGGGTGAGCGAAGCGGACCTAGAAGCCGCTACGTTCAATCGAACCTCGACAAATGAACATCAACGAGCGTGCCTCGAAGGCCGAGATTCTCTCGGCTGCTGTTGAGCTGACTGACAGTCAGGCTCAGCAGATCGAGTCGCTGACTGAGCAGCGCACGGTGCTGTTTGTGCTCCTCGGAGTGCTGACGATCCTGCAGCTGCTGTAGACTGAGCACCGGCCCCGGCAACGGGGCCACTTCATTCCACCTAGCAAGGAACCATGACTCTTCCATCAACCGCCTGGTACGAATCGCTGGAAGCCCTCGAGCCGGCGGACCTTGTGTTCACCGACATGACTGAGGGCGACAGCTGGTCGGTCAATCCTGAGGATTACCGCACAATCGAGCAAGCCATCTGCCGTTTGCAGGGCGACGGCTACCGCCTGGAAGCCTGCAGCGATGGCGTCACCCGGTACGTCCGGCACGACGCCATGAATGCAATCGAAGCCTGCAGCGGCACCGAGCAGGCAGTGTTCTTCCTCGAGAAGCCAGGCCACCACTGCACTTTGTTTGTGGTGTGGGGCCTGGGCGAGGACTGTATCGCTGACTTCTCAGCCGACTGCCAGGCTGAGCTCGACAGGATCGAGGACCTGATCTACGCTTGACACCAGGGGGCTCCGGCCCCCTTCATTCCACCTAGCAAGGAGACTGATCATGACTTTTGACCGCGATTCCCTGATTGCTGATTACGCTCAGCAAGTTATGGACTCCATGGACATGAAGACAATGGAGTGTTTCGTTTATGACACTCTCAAGGACAATCTTTCCTCTTATTCGGATGAAGAATTGATCAAAGAGGTCAAAGAGTACAATCCGGAACTTCTCGAAGGTTGAACCATGCAAGGGGGCTTCGGCCCCCAATTTTTCAAGTTGAT